ATTGGGCCAGGCGGCTCTCCTCCTCAGGCGCGGGGGGTGTGGTCTGGTTATCCATGGTGGTTCTCCGACTGTTCCAAGTCTTGATGTTGTTTCAGGTGGCGACCGCGTGCGTTACGAGTCATGGAGCACCCCAGGGAATCAAGGGCGTGGCGTAGGCCAGCATCTGCACATGCTTAGGTTGCTGGCAGGCAGTAAGCCCGAAGTGCTTGACGGGCTTGCCGCTGGCCAGCAGTTGCGCCAGGACAGTGTCGAGCATGTGACGCATGTGCTTTGGGATCTTCGCCGAGGCGCCCCAGCACGGCACCAGCACGTCAGCATCCTTGATGATCTGCGTGAAGTGCTCTGCCCACTGCGGGCCTTGAGCCGTCATGGTCGTATGGGCCGCCAAGTGCTTGATATCCTTCGAGCGGATCGAGAAGACGTTGGCCACTATGAGGCGGCGGCCGCCATTGCGTTCGGTAAACCCGATCCACTTGCGGAGGGTCGCATCGTTCAGCACGGCGTCAGCGGTCGACGGGTTGATACCGATGTAGGCGTATACCAGACCCTCGGCCTGCACCTCGCGTTCCAGGCGGTACCGGTGGAGCTTGCATGGACTGAAAATCGCGCTCATTTGGCGGCCTCGAGCAATTGGGATATGCGGGAGCGAAGTACTGCAACGACCGCATCGTGTGCGTCGCAGGTGACAAAGCCTGATTTGGTGAGTTGGGGGGGAGCGCTGCGCACCTGCTCCGCAGTGAAGCGCTTGATGGCTCCCTGCTCCTCGAGGCACTGCACCTGCACCCGATCCGGGTCGACGGCAATCCGGTTGCTGGTCATGGGCAAACTTCCTGTGCTGGGTCTTCGACAGCAGCAGGGTTCGGCGCAGCGGCCTCGTTGCGCTGCAGGTACTCCACGGCCAAGCTGATCGGATAGATCCAGGTCAGGCCACCATTTGCCTGCTCATCCTTCTCCCAACGGCGTGACACATGGTTCAGCAGGCACCAGCCCTTTCTCGGCGCATAGCTGTAGAACAGCATGAAGTCGTCCTGGGCGCTGAGAGCGAAGTGTGTGACCCCAATGTTGAGGTCTAGCATTTCGATCAGCTGCGCCTTGTGAGAGACATTCAGGTTACCCGGCAGTGCACGGCCACCAAAGCTGATCGGCGCCGGTAGATGCCGCACCTCGCACAGCGCCCGCAGGAAGGCCAAGGATTTCACAGGACCGTCTTCGCCTGGCTGGTAGGCGGCATGTTTCATCAGGCGCTGTCCTCGAGGCCGCGACGGTGTCTTGTCTGCCTTGGGCCGAACTTTTTCGCGTGGCATCAGCTTTGGATTGGTCGTTTCATAGCTGACCGCCGCCGGCGCCGGCGTGGAAGGCTTCGCTTGTTGGGTTTCGGGTATGGCGGTAGTTGTTGCAGGCTCAGCTACCTGGTGGGCCAGGCCGGCCGAGGAACCTCCAGCGTCGATCGGCGCGGCCGAGGTCACCAGCTGGGGGCGGCTGCGCTGACGAAGCAGCTCAGGCCGCTCCTGCAGCTCGCAAAAGTCCAGGGCGTCAGCGCCATAGCGAATGCTGCCTACCACGCGCCCCTCATCGGCCTGGTCTACAACCCAGGCCAGCAACGATAAGGCGCGCGCCACCGTTAGGTTCAGGTCCGATTGGTTGCAGCGCGTCATGAGGGCATCCAGCTTGCGCTTGCTCTCATCACCCATGGAAAAGTTGAAGTCGTGCCGAGGTGGCCGTGGTGCTGCGCCTGTGGCGCCAATCTGGCGGGACGTGGACGACGCCTGCGACGGGGCGTGGGGGGGAATAGCGTTGGACATGGGGAATTCCTGTATCTGGCTGATTGCCTGATCATCATACACTAACGCGCGTTCGCGCCAACGTGTTTTAGCGCGAACGCGCGTTAGCGCCTTTAAGTTATGATTATCTCGCGCTCAGCGGACGCTGCTATCGCTCGGTTTGCGCCAGCTACTGGTCGTCCAATACCCGTAGCTCGTTCAAACATCAGCAGCATCCAGACCCAGCGCCTGCAGGTCCACATTGAAGAAACGAAGTCGCCCTTTCACAGGTGTGAATGGCAGTGGCATCGGATCGCGCAAGGCCCACGCTACCTCCCCCATGTACCAGGGGGATGGGCTGTACAGCGCGCAGTCGTACAGCTCTACGGAGCCGATGATTCCGCCCCGCACCAGGGCATCGACGGCGGGAAGCGTGACGCCCCGGCTGCGTGCGAACTCAGCCGCTTCGAAGTACTGCTGGCGGCTCATGCGCTGGGACGCATGCACCAGGAAGCGGCCGCGGATCTGCGTCTGCCAGGTCCGATTCTCCACATCCTTGCCACCGTGCACGATGAGCCACGCCCAGGGCTGGCGAATGCTCAGTGCTTTCACGGCTGCACCTGATCGACAAGGCTTTCTTTGATGGAGTCCTGTAAACGGCCGATACGCTCGAGGAGTTCATCCTCCGACAGTCTTTGAACTTGAATCCTGGGGTGCTCTACGCGCCGGGCAGGTATTGCCAAGCCCGGGTTACGCTCGACACGTCGCCGATCGTAGGCGTCTCTGAATTCGTCCCAGGTGATATCGACGCCGTCTGCGTTGAGCAGCTCGATCACGCGTTTGTCCATTCTGCATTGCATAGCTGGTGTCCCGATCCGGCAGTTGTGCCGTGTGATGGTGAGGGGCTCTGCCCAGGACTAGTGCCGGGCAGAGCCTGCAGCGGCCTCTCAGGCGGCCCGTGTGCTTTCCTGGTCGACGATCAGAGGCAGCTGACGGGCGGCCGCGCGGCATGCAGCCAACTGATCATCTGGGTAGCCCCAGATATTGCCTTTGCCGGAACTGCGCTCAAGGCCGATGAAGTGAAGCCCGATCCGGGTTCCCTTCATGACGTAGTCACGCATCATCGTCACCAGGTCACGCAGAGTGCCGTTGTGGCCGAAACCCTCCCAGTAGCCGTTGTTGCGCAGCACCACCCGGGCACCGGACTTCTCATCGATGAGGTAGACGGACCCGTCGTAGACCAGGCGCGCGACTCGCTCATGCTTCTTGCTGAAAAAGAAGCAGCGCCCGTGACTGGAAATGATCTCGATCAGCTGATTGGCATAGAAACAACGGACCTGCCGGGCGAAGTGATGCCGCCCAGGCTCACTCAGGCGAGCGTCTGTGAAAGCCTTGGCCAGCTGGACGCAAAGCGCGGCCATCGTTGCTACCGAGTCTTTCAGCGGCTCCAGGCCAACCTGTAACTCTGCTTTGACCTGGGTGCGCTTGTGCTCGAGCACCAGCAGGCGACCTGTTTCGGTGGTGGTCGACGTCAGGGCGAACAGCTCCCGATCGAGCATGCCTGGGGTCCAGTCGACTTCGTCAATTTGCATAGCGTTGAACCTCGAACTTCTGTCGGTATTTGATGAGCTCCATAACGGTGAGGTAGAGATCGCTGCCGGCGTTGGCACATGCCGTCCGGTAGGCGTCCGTACCCCGCTCGCCGCTTGTGCTGTGCCCCATGGTCATGACCCCGGTTTCACGGTGATGCGCGATCGCCACGAAGTTGTAGGCCTGCTCAGGAGCGTCTTGACCGCCCACTGTGCAGCTGACGGTGAAAGCCACATCCCCGTAAGGGGTAGCGTCGACGGTATTGCTCAGCGAAATGTCTCGGTTGGCCAGCATCAGTTCAGCTCCGGGCGCACTGGCCGACCCATGTAGGGCTCCAAGCGTTTGGCGATCTCGTTGGCCAAGCTCGCCAGCCCTTCGCGCATTCCCGCGCTGGCCAGGGCAATGGTCTGATTGCCCTCCAGCGACTCCACCAGCAGCTCCACGTTGCGCGCGCTGGCCTGAATGGCCTGGCCAGCCCTCAGCGCTTCGGTCAGCCCCTGTGCAGCGTCCGCCCATGCCTCGGCGTCAAACCCCACGGGCGGGTTGTACTCATAGGTGTCCGCCAACAGCTCGGCATTCCCCAGGAACCTCATGCGTTCGGCGAGGAAAACCCCGGCCATGCCGCTGAAAATGATCGGTAGCTTTTGCATGTTCATACCTCTGGCTGATTTGCCCGGGAATGATTGCACAAACGCGCGTTCGCGCCAAACTGTTTACGCGCTTTCGCGCTAACGCGCGTTTGATGCCAATTCGAAGGCTCATTGCAACGAGGACGTCAGCACCAGGTAACGGCTACCGAACTGGCAGGCCTTGGCGCTACGCGTAGACGTGCGCTCATCGGTCAGCACGCTTGTGCCTCCTGGTACTGACGATGCTCGGCCCACCTGGCCAACAGGAGCTGAACACCATCGGGCACAGTCCGGCCGGCCCTCTCAACGAGCTGAACACACGCGTCTACCAGCTGGATCTCGCGACCATACGTCTCGATGAAGGCGGCCTTGTTGCCGTGCACAGCGCACAGCGTCTTGACTGGTCCGTGGCCAGGCTGGTGGTGGCCAGCACACAGCGGCAGAACGTAATAGTGCGCATGCGCCTTGGTGCGGCCGTCACAGTGGTGAATCGAGACGTGTCCAGGCTTCGTGTAGTCGCGCGGTCGGCCGTCCAACAGGCAGCAGATACACCCGCAGATGTAGGCAAGGTCGTCGTGCCACTGCCGCTCGGTCTTGGTCACAGTGCGTCCGGCAAAGCTCATGGCAGCAAGCTCCCAACGTGCTGCATGCCCTTGCGTCCCGGACTGGCTGCCAGGAGGCTGGCCAGGCCTGCAGGAGGCGTCCGCTTCGTCTTCTCAGGCTGTTCAGCCTGCGCAGTGGATGGCTCTGCAGGTGCTGCAGGTGATGCAGGTGATGCAGGTGTTGCAGCGCTCCGCCTGGCCACTTCGGCCAGCAGGGTAGCCAATGGGATGGTTGGCTGATCAGCCTTGGCCGACGGCGTTGAGGCGACGCCTGCAGCCTGGGCATCCGCTACGGGTGCCGGCGCTGATGGTGGTGCTGGTGCTGGTGCTGGTGCTGCAGCGGACTCAGCCTGGGCGCGCCCCTTGCGGACTTTCTCGGCCTGTTTCACTCGCGTGACATAGGCCTCACAGTGTTTCAGCAGCATGTCGACCGGATGGAGGGCCGCGACGATCTGAGCGTTGGTCTCACGGTTGACGTAGTACGTGGCCACCATCGCAGCCATGTCACTCACCCTGGCGACCACCTGGGTCATCTTGCCGAGCATGTGGGAGTTGCATACCGGCCAGGACTTGTACTTGGCCCGATAGGCCCGGGCGTAGGCATGCCAGACCGGATAGGTGGCTGCGCCCGGATTCTGGGGGTAGTTCGAGGGTTCCCCAGGTTCAGGGGTGTGGGCTCCCGAGGCCGCCTTGGAATTCGATCCTTTGCCCGCCGGCAAGCCATCCCCATCCCCCCCAGCGGTAATAGGTGCTTTTTCAATCTTGAATGAACTTTCAGTACTGTTTATTGCTTCCGGCCTATCCGTAAACGGTGCTGGCGTAACGGGTGATCCCGGATTCGATGCAACCGTTTCCGGGAAATCCGTAACCGGGGGTTGTGCACCGGCGCCGGGATAGGGAGCCGCTTTAGCTTCAAGGCTTGCCAGATACAGGGCGCCCTGCTCCAGGTCGGGGTTCTCATGGACCTCGTAGGAGACGCCCCGGAAGTTACCGCCTTCGCGGATGAACTCCTGATAGACGTAGCCCGCTGCGCGTAGCTCGTTGATCAGCTTGTAGATCTTGTCCCGGCCAGATCGCCCACCGATCGCCTCCAAGGTCTGGTTGCGTAGATCCTTGATCTGCACACGCCAGTTGTCCGGCTTGCTCAGCAGGTACACCAGCATTCCGCGCGCAGCCCAGGAGAGACGGCGGTCCTCGATGATGTTGGCTGGCAGCATGTAGTACTGGCTTTTGCGGGCAACGCGAATGATGCTCATCGAGCACCTCCTTGTGGAATGGGTGCTGGGAGCAGACGGGGGGCACAGATCGGCGCGCGCAGAGCTGCGCGGCGGAAAGATGGCTTGGGGGGACAGATGGTAATGACGCAAAGGCGCGAACGTGTTAACGCGCGGACCCTATGGTATAGTCCGGCTACAGACACAATGGGACTCCCAAGTGCTGATTACTCGGCGCGACGGCTAAGCACGGACTGCTTTGCGATCCATGGGCTATGGAACCTTCATAGCGGTGTGTGTAGCGGGATAGCTTTTCGAGAGCTAAAACGCTGAAAAATGTGAGTTTTCGCATTTTTGTGGTGAAAAAGAACCCCTTGAGCCTTGGTCGGTGATGCGGGTTCTTTTTTTTCGCCTCCATTTCAAGCAGTGCGCCTTTCGCGCATGCGATCCAATTTGGCGAGCTGTATACCATAGCGGCGCGGATACCGTCTAAGGCATTATCCGCGTACGTTTTCGCGAACGTACATTTTTACCCCTTCTTTTTCGGCACCAAATGCGCCACAGCCCGCAAATATAGGGCCTTGGACAGTCCCCTTTCGCCCTTGGGCGCCCCTGAAATAATGTCCATCACGCTCGCCTTCTTGAACCTGGGCGCAAGGTCGTAAAAGCGAAGTTTCGTCGCCAGACGAGTGCCGCGCGCGATCGAGCAGCGCAGCTCACGTTCGGGGTAATCCTGATCGAACCACCCGAATGGAAGGCCTAGAATGTCCTCGAGCCGACGGCTGAGGCGCTCGGGTATTCCGCCGCGTGCAGTCACCGCGACGCTCATCTGGTTGGCGAATTTGTTCTGATCCTGCTCGGAATAGGCGCTTAGAGCCCTGATGCGCACGCCGTCATAGCGCAGATCAACGTACAGGATGAACCTGAGACGGCGCGCAGCCTGGGCTGCGGCGACGGCCTCATCTACCGTCTGGCACCCCTCGAAAACTTCAATGTTCATATCGCACTTATCGCTGGCTGTCTTGGTGCAGGGATAGTACCAGCACAAATTAACAAACCGCTGTTTTTTCTGCAAAAAGCCCTTTATCGTATGCACCGTATGTACGCGGATACATTTTCCGATGTACGCGGATAGCGAGAGAGGGGGCTTTGATGGCTCGCGGTGTGAACAAAGTGATACTGGTGGGTACCTGCGGGCAAGATCCCGAAGTGCGGTACCTGCCCAACGGAAACGCGGTGACCAACCTCAGCTTGGCCACCTCCGAGCAGTGGACGGACAAGCAGTCCGGACAGAAAGTCGAACGCACAGAATGGCACCGGGTATCTCTGTTCGGCCGCCTGGCCGAGATCGCCGGCGAGTACCTGCGCAAGGGTTCGCAGGTGTACGTCGAGGGCAAGCTCCAGACCCGGGAGTGGGAGAAGGACGGGATCAAACGCTACACCACGGAGATCGTCGTGGACATGCAAGGCTCGATGCAGCTGCTGGGCGGCCGGCCCCAGGGCGATCAGCGTCAGGCACCAGCACGACCCCATGCTCAAGACTCAGCAGCACGCCAGCCAGCACCACGTCCGTCTCAGGCTCAATCTCAGGCGCAGACGGATTACCCGCCCCCGCAGCCTGGGGACTTCGACGATGACATTCCGTTCGCGCCGCTTCACCACCTGGTGGGGGCCTGAACTGTGCCCCACCCTGTCCAATACCTGGGCCATCCCCTACACACTGTCGGGGCCAAGGCCGACGCGCGCCGGCAACTGGCCGAGGCCATGGCTGCTTTCGGGACGGTACCGCCGGCAGAACCCTTCGAGATCAAGCCTACACCTGCGCAGGAGCGCGTCACCCGATATGGCCTGCACAGGAGATAAGCCATGTTCTTCAAAAACCTGCTGACCTACCGGCTGACACAGCGCGTGGCCCTGGACGTCGACACGCTCGAGCATGCGCTGGCCAGCAAAAAGACGCGCGAGCCGGCCAACCAGGAGCTGAGCACTTACGGCTTCACAGCGCCCTACGGCAAACATGAGGATGCACCCTTGGTGCATGCCAGTCACGGCTACGTGTTGATCGCCGCACGTAAGGTCGAAAGGATCCTGCCAAGCGGATCGGTAGCCCAAGAGGTTCGCAAGCGCATTGAGACGATCGAGGCCGAGCAGATGCGCAAGGTCTACAAGGCCGAGCGGGACCAGATCAAGGATGAAGTGATCCAGGCCTTCCTGCCCCGGGCTTTCCTGCGTGAGAAAGTGACCTATGCGGCCATTGACGCCGAGCGCAACCTGATCCTGGTCAACACCGCCAGCGCCAAGACTGCCGAGGATTTGCTCTCAACACTGCGAGAGGTGCTCGGCTCGCTGCCGGTGCGACCAGTGGCTGTCAAAATTGCGCCTACGGCCACCTTCACCGACTGGCTCAAGACCCAGTCACCTGCAGAACACTTCTACGTGGGTGACAACTGCGAACTGCACGATGTGGCCGAGGGTGGCGGCGTGGTGCGTCTCAAGGGTCAGGACTTGATGGGTGAGGAAGTCCAGCTGCACCTGAGCACCGGCAAGGTGTGCGCACGTCTGGCGCTGACCTACAAGGACGAGCTCTCCTTTGTGCTGAACGATCGGCTGACCCTGTCCCGGTTGAAGTTCGAGGCCCTGCTCACAGAGAAAGCGGCCCATGACGGCGGTGACGATGATGCTGGGCACTTCGACGCCAGCTTTGTGCTGATGATGGCAACGCTGCGTGCCTTCTTGCCCTATCTGTTCGAGGTCCTGGGCGGCGAGGACGTACCGCAAGGTGTTGGGCTGCCCGAAATGATCACCACCTTGGGCGGCCGGCCGGCGGCCTGACAGGAAGCGGCTCAAACGCGAGGCGAAAAAAAGCCGCGGCTCCCAAGGGATCGCGGCCTTTCTTCACAAATATCAGCCAGATAAATGTGCCCGCATTATAAGCCGCTGGACCTGATTAGCAAGGAACACCCGATGAAAATCATCTTCGACGGCCACCAGGTTCTGCACCAGGGCCATCGCGGCCGGCATCAGCCGAGCTTACCCAGGAAGCGTGTTACCTGGGTGGGCACTGCGATGGTCCGGGACAGCACTGGCCGCGCAGTAGAAGCCAGTTGGACAACACCTGCAGGACAGCGCATGAACTATCTCGAGGCGAAGGCGGCAGTGTTCGCGATTGTTGGCGAGCTACAGCGACAATTCATCGCGGACTATCAAGAAGCTCCAGGGACGGCAACTTTCATATTGGTGGGCCGATAATGCGCGCGCCTTCCGACTTGGCAACTCTGGACTTCACTCTGCAGAAGCTGGCGTTCACACCTGAGATCAGCGCGAAGGTCCAAAGCGGCTCGGTGCGCCTGGCCATTCTGCCGTGCTGGCCACAACCTGTCGTCGACGCCGAGCTGATGAGCGCCGCCGGCGTTCCGGTGGGGGATGAGCTGGCGCTGATCGGTGTGGTTGAACGCGCATTTCGCCAAGGCCTCATTGACCGCAGCACGGCGCCGATCCGGGTCGGCCATGCCTTTGAGTTGCTCCAGGCTCTGCCAGGGCAGAAATTCAATCGCCTGGGCACCGGTCTGGTGAAGGACGTTGGTATCACACGGCTGAGCCAGATCACTGAGTTGCAACGACAAGGCGCAGGACACCCAACACTCCACGATTTATCCAGATATTGGGCAAGTAATATGCCTGACTTTCCAGCGCACACTAACCCATGGTGCTGGCTAATCTTCTTCGAGAACAAGGGGTAACTTACATGCACACTTTGCCGCTATTTGTAGTTGTTGGGGCGCTGGTTTTTATCTATCGAAAATATAATCCAGCCAACCAGCCGAATATATTGCTGCACAAGTTTCAACGGCGGTTAAGAGTGTGGTTGGGCGCTTTCATTTTTATCGTGCTGCTGCTGATTGGCTACACCGCTCCGGCCAGCGTTGGCCATCTGCTGGCGAGCATCCAGGCGAACCAGCTCGAGCAGATCGCTCAGCGGCAGGAGGCTAGACAGGCGTCAGAATTACGACACGTCCAGGCGATGATCGAGGTGCTGGGAGGGCCAGACAACTATTTGGCGTACGAAAAACGACACCGAGCACTATAGCGGCAAAATTTCTATACCACTCGTCGCTAAAACCCCTTCCGCCCGGAACTTTCTCATGCCACCCTTCACAAACCAAGCATGCGAGGATGGGGTCAATGTGTGGGACCGGATTTCCCCCGACCCTCGTCAGCCCTTGCGCGGTAGGCTCTAGAGCGTTTCATGACGCGGATATTATATCCGCGTCAATTCCGGCGAATGTCTCGCCTTTGCTCTAGGCTTAGACCTGTTCCATTCAAACTCAAACGTCTTTCGATTCACCAGGTCTGGAACCGTCGCATGCAGCTCGAAGCCCCCATTAACACAGCACACACGAAGGCAGAACGATGTCCCTTACTCAGAAGGTTATTCAAAACATAACCACGCCGGGAAAGTATCAAGACAAGTATGGTCTAGCCTTGCGCGTCTCTCCGGGCGGCTCTAAAGCCTGGATTTTGAGGTACACGTTCAACGGCGTGCGGCGTGATGACGGCCTGGGAAAGTACCCTGACGTCTCGCTGGCCGAAGCACGCGAGACGGCCATGGCCATGAGGCTCAAGGCAGGTAAGGGGATAGACCCGCGCCAGGAGAAGGCAGAGCGGGCCAAGGCCGCTACCACGTTCGAGGAGGCAGGCAATGCCTTTATCGCGCGGCACCGGCACGGATGGTCGGAGGCGCACATCCATCAGTGGGAAGCGTCCCTGCGCGACCATGTTTACCCAAAAATTGGCAGAACCCCTGTGCACGCCATCGACACGGAAACCGTGAGGACCGTGCTCGACGTGATATGGCACGAAAAGCCTGAAACAGCGCGGCGCGTGCGTAACAGGATTGAGCGGATCCTGGACTACTCAAAGGCGCTCGGCCACCGCGAAGGCGACAACCCGGCCCGCTGGCGTGGTCACCTGCAGAACATCATGTCCACGCTGCTGCCCACCCCTACTCCCCTCGAGTCAATGGATTATCGAGTATTGCCAGCTTTCATGCGGCGGCTTGATGCGGAAGATTCGCGCGCCGCGCGCTGCCTGCAGTTCCTGATCCTGACGGGTTGCCGCAGCAAAGAGGCAATGGACGCGCGGTGGGACGAGATCGATTGGGAGCGACTGGTGTGGCGCATTCCGGCCGAGCGGATGAAAAGCCGCGAGCTGCATGAGATCCCGCTGAGCGATGCGGCGTTGGCTGTCCTGAAAGAGGCCGGTACCCGGGGCCGCAGCGACTACATTTTCGCCAGCAAGAACCTCAAGGCGCCCATGGCCAACAACTCGTTGCGCCGCCTAATGACCAAGCTGGGCGAGGACTGCACGGTGCACGGGTTCCGCGCTACCTTCCGCACCTGGCTGCAGGAGAAGACCGATTTCTCCAACGAATTGTGTGAGGCTGCGCTGGCACATGCCGTGGGCACCCTGACGCAACGGGCTTACACCCGGGGTAAGCAGTTGGAGAAACGTCGGCCGATGATGGATAAATGGGCGCGTTTTGCGGTGGAAAAGCTGGTGACGCCCACGCCAAGGCCAACCGTGAATTCAATGGCGGCGGCTCGCACACCACGCATTAAAAACGAGTGCACCGTCCGGCCCTGACCGGAAAGCCGCGTCTGCAGCTGCCAATCGAAAAAGGCAGGCTGCAGCGCGGCCGCGTCGCGAATTAAGCATGAATTGACAACCGGGGTGACTCACGCAGTGCGCTGAATATCCGGAATATTGAAGCGCGCGCGGTAATCAGCGATCTCCGCATCGGTCAGCACTGCTACATCGAAGTCCGACCAGCTCACCCCAGCGGCCTGGCAAGCATTCCAAGCGTGCCAACCGCCTACGTCCAGACCTGCGTGAAGCGCGCTCCCCTGCAGCGGCGTGGCGCCCTGCAGCAGGCACATTTCGGCAAACAGCGCATCCAACTCGGCCCGAGTCTCGCCGGTCACCCTGCTGAGCATGTAGCGGGCATCGTGAATTACACCTGGCAGCCTGTGGTCGACACCACGGAAGAAGCCGCCGGCCAAGTTCGGGATGCTGGCCAGGTCGGTCAGCATCCCGCGTGGTGCCTCGTAGGTCTTGCCGTTCGCCGCCACATAGTGGAACGGCTCCATCAACGTCCACAGCTGGTTGCTCTGCGCCGATCGGAAAGGGCGCAGCGCCGGTATGCCGCTGAAACCCTGCTTAGGCACCGCGTGTCGTCTCGATCGCTTGCGCCACGGTACCTGGTACCGGCGCCTCTTCGGCGCCGATCGCCAGCTTGGTAGGCGGCTCGGACGGCACCGCGCCAGGCTGGCCAGCTGGCGACTTTGGGGCAGCGCGCAGGCTCTGGATCAGGTCGGCCTGTTCCTGGGTCAGGCGCCCATCGGCCACCGCCTTGGTGATAGCCTGGTCGATCAGCTGCGCAGCCTTTTCCTGGGCCGCCAAGGACAGCTTGGCATCCAGGGTGGTGTCGCCATTGACCACATCGCAGATGCCGGTGTTGTAGGCCTTGCCGGCGACCACCAGCTGCGCGACCGCTCGCTGGCCGGGGGTCAGGGAGCAGTAGCCGGACAGCGCGCTCGAGGCGTCGGCATACACCGCGCCCCCGACAGTGGAAACAGTACGGCCAACAGTGGAACAGGCGGCCATGCTGGCCAGCGCCAGGCCCAGAACGGCGCCCATCAGAATTTTACGCATAGGTCTCTCTCTTGATTTTCAGGGGTTGGGGGAAATAGGGGAAGTCAGGCCGCCGGCGGCAGCCCGCTGAGGCATTGCCCCAGCTCGTGCTCGCGGCGGATCTTGATGCCGCGCATCCACTTGGGGTTGAGCCACTGCATGATTTCGTTACACGCGCCCCGGCGATCGCCGGCGCGCAGCTTGCGCATAAGGGTGCTGGGTACGCCGCTGGACTTGAGCGCGAACAAGCCATCCTTCACGCCTTTGCCGCCTGGGCCCAGGTTGTCGTACATGCTGTTGTAGGCGAACTGCTCGCCCTCGCTCAGGTCGAGGTAGGTGATAGGACCGGTCGGCGTCTGGATAGGGCCGATCCGGCGATTGAGAACCTGCTGGTTGGAAGCGATACGCTCGAGCAGCGTGCTCGAGCACTCTGCCAAGGTGCGGTCCGGCTGGTCGAACTTGACGCCCATGGTCTGGCCCATGCACACGGTCGGGATGCCCAGGCCATCGTCGTAGACGGTCAAGCGTGTGCCTTCGTAGCCTGCAGCCGTGATCGCCATAGCGATAACCAACCCCGCGAAGCCTTTTCGCTTGCCCGTGGTCTTGAGCGAGGCTGTTACCTCAGACGTTGTCGGGTTCTTCGCCATCGTCGTTGTCTCCTGTGGTTTTGCTGAGGAAGTGGATGGCCACGTTCAAGGCCTTGAGCACCGCCGACACGGCGCCATAGATGGCCGGGTCGACCAGGCCCTGGCCATCCAGGCAGGCCCAGGCGACCACTACCCCGTCGAGCAGGATCCCGGTCACGATCAGTGCGGTGTTGTAGGGTTTGGCGCCGCGCGCGCAACGCTTCATGGCGCCAGGTTTGGTGGTCTCAGCGGCCACGGGAATCGGCCTCCTTGCGCAGCTGCTTGATCTCAAAGCCCTGCTCGAGGACGGTGGCCTTCATGGCGCTGACCTCCTTGACGGTGTCGTCCTGGGTGGTCTTCACCTGGCTCAGGTCACGCTGTACCAGGGCAATGTCGCGGCTGAATCCGTTGATGGAGCTTTGAATGCCGTCCAGCTTGCCCACCATCATCGTGCCGAGGCCGATGATGGCTGCGCCGGCGACGCTTTGGCCCAGCTTGATAGCGGCCTGGACCAGGGGTGAATCCATCAAACGCTTTTGGTCGGCGGCCATGTGTGTCTATCTCGGGAATGCGTGTCAGATGGCACTATTCTCAAGGGACGGCAGGCCGCGAATTTGGAGAGGTTTGCGTCGATTTGCTAACGTTTGCAGAGGATTTCCGCCACGTTCGATATGCCTTTGATGAGGGCGTCCAGGCGGCTCAGCTCCGCGGCCGCGAGCTTGCCCTCGTTCTCGCGATTTTTCTTCCAGTTCTCGAACGGTTTGCTGGCGAAGAGCTTGCGGATGCGATCGTCGGTCAGCTTGCCGCACTGGATGAGGTCCTGGCCGAAGTACAGCGCCAGGTCGGCACGCACGTCGTTATAGGACTCCCATAATTTCACGCGCTCGCTCGCTGATGCAGGAATGGGGAGGAAACCTGGCCGGTGCTAACTCTGGCACCCCCTTTTCGGCATCCGGTTCGCTGACCTGGCGCGCGACGACGCCGTGCAGGTAGGTGACTGCATAAACCAGATGCGCTGCCTGCTGCTCGCACTGCCGGTAGTAGTCGAACAGGCTGACGAACTCCGAGTCCTCCAGTCTGCGCACCTCGCGGATCCGCGCAGTGAGAGCCGCCTCGTACTGACCGTCGTCGTTGTAGGGCAACGGATCTTCGTCGGCGCAGCGTAGGCAGGCCGCCATGGTCGCCGCCCACCAGCTGTAGTTGTTCTTTTTAAAGACCCCGCCCTCGATCAACGTCTCAATCGTCTCGGCCTGGTAGCCCAGCATGGGGCTATACACCATCGCCCGACCGTTGCACTCGAAGCTGATGTTCGCCACCTCGGGCGTAAAGTCCGTGTTGCCCAGCAGGTAGTCGTGGAAGTGCCCGTGTCCGATCGGGAAGTCCGGCCCGTCCTCGCGGGTGCTGCTCATGTAATAGGCCGCCACATAGAGCCGCTCGTTGATGGACCACATGCGAGGATCCGCTACGGCCCCCGGCCGGTCGATCGGCGTGCAGATGAACTGCAGGAGAGCCGTGGTCGTGCGCTGCTCGAAGATTGCCGGGATCTCGCACAGCTGCTCGATCTGCTCCATGTTGAGGACCGACACGTTCGCCGAGATCCGCGCGGTGTTCAGCGGTTGGATGTACTTCATAGCACCCCGAAGTAGTCGTATTGGCCAAAGCGCAGGCTGACGGTGGCGAACTCATCTTCTGAGCGGGCCAGGTTGACCTCGCACGACACCGGAACCAGGGTCCAGGAGCCGCTGTAGCCGTAGTTTTCCTGCACCGCGCCGTGGGTAACGGTGATGGTGTTGGTGTACTGGGAGGGAAGACCGAACGTGCCGTCCGGAGCCGCCACCGTCAGTCTCAGCTGGTCGAACCACCGCTTGATCTCGCCGTCGACGTCGTAGCATGTCAGGGTTAATTCAACGGGGTCTGCGCCGGTAGGTACCTGGGTGAAGCCAGAGCCGATTTTTCCGGCCTCCCACCCCAGCTGGGTTCCGTTGTAGGAACACTCGATCGCCAGCAGATTGACCCGGGGCGCGGCTATCTTGGAGATGGGGTCTACCGCGACATGCCACAGGTTCGAACGCTCGCGGCTGACCCCCATGGCCTCCTCGTGCATCTGCTCGAGCTTCTCCCAGGAGACCCCACCGAGAAGGATGTTGCCGTCTGAGGAAAACCGGGATGAGCGGCCGAAGGCGTTGTCCAGCATCTTGTTGCCGGCCCCTGAGACGTTGCCGCCCAGGAAGTCGCGCGCAGCTGCTGAATACCGAAGAAAGTTGCTGCCCAAGCCTTTCTTGGGCACCGCGGCTGACGCGGCCTGATAGGCCATGCGTTCGAAAATGTTGGCCATCAGATCGACACGACCTCAAAACTGAATGCCTTTGCTGGCAGCGCCAGCAAGTACTCCGCGATCGCAACATCGCACTCAGCTACGGAGCGGCCGAAGGGCTCTGCTCCCTGCGCCCGGGAAACCTCAAACGCGCTGGCGTTCTCCCGGTCGTTTTTCAGGTGCCACAGAGGCTTGATCAGCGCCAGCTCGCTGTCGGTCAAGTCGAAGTCCTGGTCGTCAGATTCCGGCCGCGCGTTGGTGAGGCGCCGGTACCCGCAGTACGCCGTTACGGCCTCCTGCAGGTTGCGAGCTACCTGGGCCTCGTCGAGAGCGCAGCCAATGGGCAGCACCTGGAAAAACTGAGCTACTAATTGGCTGATCTTCATGGTTACTGGTTCGCGAACCAGTGGAAGTGCATGGTCCCTTGGAAGATCAACAGCTCGGCGTCGCCTTCCCAGTCACGATCAGGGGTGTCCATGACCATGATCATGTTCTTGATCTCTTCCTTGCGCTTGTAGTCGTCCGGACGGCCTTCGTAAACGGTAGCGTTGAGGTAGCTGCCGTTGGCGATCAGGGCCTTGAGGAACTCACTGGCCTGGCCGTTGACGGTCTCGTACAGAGCCACCGGACCTTCCTGCTTGGTCTTGACCTGCTTGGGCTGGACCATCTTCTGGCCATTGGGGCCCCAGGTTTCGATCACGTCGTCGACCGTGGCCACAGGCCAGGGGAACTGCTTGACCAGCAGCGGCATATCGGGAAATTCGTCGAAGACGATCTGGGCGTCGGCCTTTACGACCTTGCGCCCCTTGTCGTTGGTGTTCTGGAACGTGCGGCTCAATACCGCCATTGCATCTACGGACATACTCAAACCCTCGGGTGTTGGAACAAACGAGAGCCATCGTCACACGAAGAAAACCCCCGTTTTTGCGGGGGTTTGCGCACTATTTGCGAGTAAAAAACTTCCGAATGTCTGGCCGATCGAGCGCGGTCAACGTCGACATTGAAACCTGCACCGTGAGATCGATGTAGTTGCCTTCGGCATCACGCGGGGCATCCAGCGGGTAGTCGATGTTCTCGATTACAGATGGAGGGTAGGTGCGGCCGCCGTGCGTCAGGCCGAGCAACTTGGGCGCCTTGGAGGGGAACAGCGCCTTGATGAAGGAATCGACGTCCTTCGTGGTCTGCAGCACCTCAGACAAGATGCCGTCCTCAGCAAGCTCCTGGGGAAAAACCCATTCGAGTAGTCGCGCCAGCGGCGCTTCGACCTCCTTGTGAGCGTCCTTGATGGCTCGGAAACGAATGCCGAAGGTGAATTTCACCGGCGGCATGCCGGCGAAGACCTGACGACTATTCAGCTTCGTGACGCCCGTGCGTCCCTGCAGGTCCTTCATCACTGACTTGAGCTTGTCGGAGCTGGAATTCAGCGTATCGCTGACAGCCCCATCCTTGAACGGGCTGATGGCCTGCAGGGCGTTCAGCACTGGCACAAGCCCACCGGTCTGCAGCATGCCGGTGAGGGTAGGCGCCTTCGTTTCAGGCCCAGAGTTTTCGAAGGGTGACTGCCAATTCTGGGTGATCGAGACGCTGCTGTTTTCCACCAGCGGGCCATAAACGCCTGCGAACTCTGCTGTGTCAGCGATCCCGTTGGCATCGCACACGAAGATCCTGGCCAGCAGAACCTGGGACAGACTGCCCCAGTCACTGCCCAGATCGTTGTTGAGCCCGCTCAAGCCCAGCGCGCCGCCGGCAGGGCCCTGGATGATGTTGGCTACCGATCCCTTGATCGTCTCCCCGTTCACCAGAGTGGCGACCTTGCCGCGCACCTCGCTATAGACGTCAGCCACCGTCGTCTTGCCCTTGAACAGGTCGACAACGGTGCCTGAGACCTTCTGGCCAGCGCCCACGATGGCTTTGAGGTTTGCCTCTCCGCCTACCCGGGCAGCGGCAATGTCGGCGGCCGACTCGAGCGTCCCGGTAACCACGCTGGTGCCGACCTTTCCAGAAACGTCAGCCAATGACCCTAGCATTTTGTTGGATGTGGCCCCCAGGTTGACCGGAATGACCCCCTTGATGGAGGCCCCCACGGTCTTGCCCAGAGCATCGACGCTAAAGTCGGTCACTGGTTACTTCCCGATGGTTTTCAGGCGGATCCGCATCGACTTGGCACGCTTGCGCTTCGCGGTACCGGAGAAGGCTTTGCGCTGCATCTTGCGAACAGCGGCTTTCTGGCCGGCACTGAGGCGCACGGCGCCGCCGATGCGTTTCTTCACGCGAACTTTCTTGCCGTCACGGATGGCCAGAACCTTGCGGTAGGTCGCGTCCAGCATCGAGTCATCGTCGCCATGCACGAACTTGTCGACCGCATCCAGCATGGCTTCCTCGCCCTGGGGCATCTTGTCCAGGAGCACGTCATGGACGCGCGCAGCGACGTCGTTGTCGAAGTCCTCGAGCAGGGCGTCGATATCGCCCGAATCGACGCCCTGGCTCTCCAGGTAGTCGCCTACCAGGTTGGCCACGTCGTTGGCGTAGTCGGCCTCGTCGTCGGTCATGTCCTCGTCGCCCTCGCTGGCGGTACCGACGATCAGCGCGTAGAGCCGGTCGCCGTAGCCTTCCTCGGAGTCCAGGACGTCCGACTCCGACCACTCCTCGACGACAGCAGCCGCATCCACACGCATCTCATCGGTGAACACCGACTGGACGTCGTCGAGCATATGCTCGCCTTCACCGGTGCCCGTTCCGGCGCCGTTGGCGTTGTCCATCATGGCGCCGTTGCCCGGCTGAGTCGGGCTTTGCGGTGCGGCAAATGCAGCTTCCAGGGCGACGCTCGCGCCGATGATGCTGCTCACGTAATTATCCATGGCCCCCCCTTAGGGTTTTTCGATGGTCTGCGAAACGTTGGTGATGCGGTTGGTGCCGTCGTAGCAGATCGAGTACGACACATCCATTTTCTCGAACGGCTGCGACGAGTTCGGCTCGATAACAGCGACGAAGCACGCCCCGCCCAGCTCCGCGCTTGCACGCAGCCAGCCGGCCGACTGCAGCGACTCGAAGAACTTCTTGATGAACTTGCTCATGCCTTCGATGGCTTCGGTCATCGGCTTCTGCAGCCAGCCCTGAGCCGCGGTCGTGACCACGTCGTCGACGTAGGTGGACATTTCAGCAACTGCGATCAGCTTGCTGGCGCCTTCGGTCTTCGCACCGGTGAGCGAGTCGATCCAGGCGTAAATGCCGCCGGTGCTGTAGTCACGGAAGATCACCGGGTTGATACGGGACTCTGCCAGCACTTCCAAGTCGATCTCTTCGTCCAGGTCGAACACCTGCGAAATGTTCGTGCGAGCGACTGCCCAGCCGTCGCCGGCAACTGGACGATTGCGAGGCGCAATGCCCTTGGCATTGGTCTGGGCGTTGCGGGCGCAGCGCAGGCCTGCCTGCATGCCCGAGGTACCGAAGATAGCCTTGCCCCCTACCACTGGGTTGTCGGCGCTCAAGGGCGCCCAGTACGCCTGGCTGTAGAGGCTATCGGTATCGCCGCCCACAGAGCCGTAGAACGCTGCAGCAGCCTCGGGCGACAGGTAACCAGGAATATCCCACAGCACCTGACGGTTGATGGAGCTGCCCAGCTTCAGCAGACGCGAGATCAGGGCAACGTTCTCGGTACCGCCGCTGCAGAGATAGGAGTAGGTCTGCCGCGAACGCTTGAGGCGGTTGATGGCCTTGTCCATGTCACCGTTGGAGTAGACCTGCTCGCCTTCTTCGAAGTACTTGAGCAGCTTGCTCGAGAACAGGTCTTTGTTGTCCTTGCGGCCGTAGAACACACAGTCGGCGCCTACGCTCGCGTTTTCTGCGACCGACACGACCTCGAGCACGTCAGTGTTCTGGGCGATGACGTCGCCGATGTAGAAGCTTTTCTGGAATTCGTCCAGGGCAGTGACGTCCAGCGAGCCTTTGAAGGGCCCCAGGATCACGCGGTTGTCGATCACGTCGCGCAGCTGCACAGTGACGATCTTGCTCGGCGCCTTGGAGCCATCAGCGCTGGTTGCGGCATCGGCGTGGATCTCGGCGATGACGCCGTCGCTGAAACACTCCAGGTGCTTGAGGGCGATCAGGTAGCCGCCGTTGAGGTCGGTATTCTGATCAGCGAGGGCCCAGACCTCGCCGGCGGCTTTGTCGTTGGCGGCGGTCGCCACCATCAGCTTGGTGACGGCGCCAGTACCGACCAGGCGGGACACTACGGCTTGAACAGTGCCGGCCTGCAGGGACTCGTAGATGTGCACGGCAGGTTCGGCCAGCTTGCTCACTGCGAGCGAAACGGCCTGGCCCAGCGTACGCTTGAAGCGACCCTGCCCAACGGCGAAGGCCTTGTCGATGCGCCCGCGCGGGAATCGACCGACCAGGGCGATGTTATGGGCGGCCGTGCTGGTGCTGGGCTGCTCGGATTTGTCGCGGATGGTGTTGGTCTGGACGCCAGAGCGCTTGCCGACCGAACGGGAAATTACTTGGCTCACTTGGCCTTCTCCTTGGTCGCCTTCGGAGCGGCGACGGGTGCTGGGGCCTGGACATTCGCCGTGCTTTCAACCTCGGAAGCAGTGACGGTGGCGTAGTCTTCGGCTGTGTTGTTAGTACGGCTGGCGTACTCGCTGAGATCGGTGACCAGGCACCAGGCCTGCTGGAAGCTCTTGAGCTTCACGCTGTGTGTTTCCCCGGGCTGCAGCGCAGCATTGATCCCGCTCGAGGGGACTACTACCGGCAGAACGTTTTTGTGCTCCAGGTCCACAAGGAAGGGGAAGTCGCGGTTGGCGACCAGCTTTTCCACCAGCGGGCGCGGGTCATCGCCGGACGTGTGATCAATCTTGATTTGCATGGCCTACCTGTACACCTCGAACGTTGTCCCACTGATCAAGCCGCGCGTGCCCGCGTAGCGTTTTCTCGAGCTTGAGGTACTGTTGCTCGGTCACCTCGATCTGAATCGAATCACCCGCCTCGATCCTTTCGCCCCGCACCACGAAGCGACTTGCCGTGTGGTTGGTCAGGTCCAAAAGGGCTGGGAAGTCACGGATCTCGGGCATCGACCAGCCGCGTTCACTGCCCAAAATTACAGGGGCAGCAGCAGCCTCTACTGGCGAGGTTTGCGTGGTTTCCGGACTGGCACCGGCCCGGCTTGCAGTAGGGGCTTTCGCGCCTTTGCGCGTTGACGCCTTCGCGCTTTCGCCCGTTGGCGCCTTTACGTCTTTGGCGGAAACGGTGCCAGTTGCCGCAGTTACGCCTTCGGTGTCGCCGGCAGGCGCTGCAGCAGCCACATCATCGGGGCCGTGACTGCCATCACCGGCAGCAGAGCCAGGCCCACTGCCGTCGAGAGAGCTGCCAGCAGCAGCAGCAGCAGCATCAGCACCAACGCCATCCCGCTCAGGAACAGCGCCAGCACCAGCACCATTGCGGTCATCAGCGCCATTGGTATCAGAAGGGCCAGCAGCCTGGCTTTCAGCGTTCGTTTTTTCCGGTCCATGCTCGTCACCCGCGTCGGTGTCATCAGATTTATCGAGGACGCCAGTGGCCAGCTTGTCGCTGGCCTTCTCCTGGGCATTGGAAGATGACGCGTCGGCGCCATCTTTCCGTTGGCCAGCTGGCGCCGCCTTTCCAGCCTTGGCTTTCGCCGTGGTTGTCTTGGCAGCCATGTCGCCCCCTTAATCCACGGCGACGACGTTGCGGATGGTGATCAGTGCACAGCCCATGGCCGATGCCGTGTGCGGGTTGACCTCGGTCAGGTCGCGCTTGAACAGCGCGGCGCCACTCTTGAGGTCGGGATTTACCGCCAGCGGGATCAGGGTCAGCGGAACCGCGTCGGAGAGCACGATCGGGTTACGCGCCACCTGGGCGGAGCGACCAACACAGAGGATCTCGATCTCGGTTTCGGTTTCCTCGACGACGTACGGGGTGTAGTAGACGTCGTATTTGCCTTTGTACTTGCCTACGCGCCAGATGCCGGCCTTCGCGGATACACCCGACGGCACGAAGTCGGTGGAATCCATCGACAGGAACTGCGCCATGCCGATCGCGCCTACGTACCAGATGTTCAGACCGAACTCCATGGTGTTGTTGGCAACTTCCTGGTCGACCGTAGCCGCGAACGAACCGAAGTCGCGCCATACGGCCGCCCGGGTTTTGCTGATCAGCTGCTTGCCGGCGTCGAAGTCATAAACCCGATGGGTGCGCTTGGCGATACGCTTGAGCTTGCGCAGCGATGCGACGTAGCGTTCGGTGGCCACCTGGTTACGCGCTGCCTGGACAGCGATGGTCAAGCCATCAGCACCCAGTTCCGCTCGGGTCTGGGAGTTGCTGTCAGGGGTTACCTGCATGAGCACGCGACTCGGCGCGCAGTACAGGCTGTAGCTCACGGATTTGGTGTTGATGTGCGGCGCCAAGTCTGGCTTGCGCTCGAAGTCGACGAAGGCTTGGACTTCTGGCCAGACGCCGGCCGGCAGGGCCGGATTGAAATTCACGGTACCCTCACCAGTATCAACGTTGACTTGGCCCGTGATGGAGTAACCCTCATCTTGAGTGCGGGTGTAGTGCCCCGATAGTTGACTGACCGAGGAGCCAGTGACGACCTCCTGGCCGACTGGCATGCCATCGACGAAGACCCGAGTGCGACCTTGCAGGATCGGAACTTGAGCGCCAGCACCACCGATCTGCGCCGTCACCTTGAAGGTACCGGTCTTGCGATCTTCGGCCATGACCAGATCGAGCATACGCTCGGAGCGGGTGTACTCCAGGCCACCACCAGTGCCATCCAGGATGCGGCCTTTGGTGTAGCCGCCGAAATCGGAGCCGGCAACCGCACTGATGATCGCCAGCTTCGATTCGTTGGAGTTCAGGTCCGAAGGCAGGTACGCGCCAAAAGGCATGGCCTCGGACAAGCCGCCGGTGATAGCTACCGCGATACGGTTGGCCTGATGGGACAACGGCGTGGACTGGTTGTTGGTGCTGATGCTGTCCAAGGTCATGCCGCCAGGCAGCACGTTGGTAGCCGTGCCGTCGGCGACATGCTCAGCCTGAGAAATCACTGCATCGATCAACGCCCCGTCAGGCATGTGGCCGTTGCGATGCTCATAGCGAGCGATGCCGTCCAGCAGGCTGTGCACGGCCCGCGCACGGTCTTTGTCGCCGTCGATCCGATCGAGCAGGCGAGCCATACGATCAGGCAGCAGCTTGTTGGCGTTGGCGACCGCTTCTTTGATGGTGCTGACAGCCGAACCGCTGATGCTGTCGAGCATGTTCCCGTCTTCACGCGCTGCGCCCACCAGGGAGTCGATCCGGGCCTCGGTTTCTTCGAGACCGCGGCCGGGCGCGTAAATATGTCGTGGCATTCGTATTACCTCGTTGCTGAATAAAGGCGCCGCCCGCAGTGGTGGCGTTTCAGCAACGATGGTAAAGACCCGAAAAGCCCCGATTTTCGGGGGGTTTGCGCCGATTTTGCTATTTGCGTAGGACGATCAATCGCGCGTTGGCCGTGGTTTGCGCGAGCAGTGCGTTGTCGGTGAATGTACCGCCTTCCAGAGGTTCGACCTCGGCGCCGTGCTCCTCAAGCCATTCGCGGAAGGCGACTGCCTTCTGGTCCTTGCCGAAGAACACTCCTTCCCCTGCGATCGCCACCAACGTGCCGCCAGCTGCGAGCATGTCGAAGGCGTGCATGATGTGCGCGGCATCCCGCCGGTTGCTGAATGGCGGGTTCATCAGGATCGCCGGATATTTCTCGGTCGGGGTGAAGCCGTCGAAGTCGTGGTCGACCACCGAATAGCCCTTGGCCGTGAGAATGTCGCGCAGCTGGCTGGAGATTTCGATGACGTCGACCTGGCCACCTTCCGACTTGGCCGCATCGGCCAGGTTTCCATTGCCGGCGCTGGGCTCGAGTACCCGTGTGCCGCTGCGGATGCCCGCCAGGCGCGCCATACGCTGGGCAACGTGCGCCGGGGTTGGGAAGAAGTCGATGCCCACCTTCTGCCCTACGATTGCCCGCTCAGCCTTTTTCACCGGGTCTTCCTCTGCCTTCTCCACCAGGAGAGGTATGAGAGCCTGCACTGCTGCCACCAGGCCGGCAGTGTCCGTGACGCCCATGCGCGCCAGCCGATCGGCACGCGCAATTGAGTCCATGGGGTCGGCAAGATCCCACCCTTCCTTCACGGTCTTGAGTTCGGCGTAGCCCTTGCGGGTCAGAGCGATGGTTGTGGAGTCCAGGTTGAAGCGTTCAGGCCCGTTGCCCAGCTTGGCCAAGGCGGCGATCAAGCGGCTGTTACCCTTGGCGGCCTTCCTGGCAAGCGTGTCAGCGGCGCGGCTGTACCGGTTGCTCCACGACCAGGGCTGTGGGAAGGCCAAGAATCGGAGGTCGTTGTCTTCGAATGGCCGGCCGCGCCGCGCCGCGCGCCCCTGCCCTCCCAACTTCGCATCGGCATCCCACATGGCCAGGCGCATGAGTCGCTGCAGCTCCTCGAGCTGGGCGCGGCTCGACAGCTTCGCCAGTGGTCCAGCAGCACCGACCTCAATGGCATCGGCGACTCGGTTGAGGGTCTTGGCCACGGCCTTGCTGGTTTCGGCTTTCTCGATGGCGTACCCAGCTTCACGGGCCCGCTTGACGGTGTTGGTCTTCCGGCTGGCGCCCAGACTTGAGTCAGCATCACCGATGGCCTTGTTGGCCACCTGGCGCAGTTTCTCCACCTGGTTGGCCAGCGCCTGCTGGGCACGCTCGGCCGCCAGGCGCTCTGCAGTGGCCTGGGCCTCTGCCTGTTGCTCAGCACTCATCACCACCGGTGCCGGCGCGGCCTGGATGTGCTCGGTGTCACCGCCCAGGTGCTTCTCCCGGATGAAGTAGCCGCCGTTCATCTTCCAGGTGTAGGGGTCGATGGCCTTCGCCTCGGCCAGAGACAGGTCAGTGCGAATGATGCCGCGCAGGATCTTGTCCCGTCTGGTCTTGTACTCGATGATCTCCGGTGCAGGTGCAGGTGCAGGTGCAGGTGCAGGTGCCTCAGGCTGGTCCGTGTCCTGTACCAGGAACAAGTTGAGCACAAGCCGTTCGCCTGTGGAATCAAGGGTGACAGCGTCTGCGTCCTGTTCTACACTGGAATGGAGCCAATGCCCTGAATAGTAATCAGGGGCACATTGGCTCACTGAGGCGATGACTCCATCGGCCGGACGCCCTGAATAGTGATCAGGGGAACTTCCAGTCGAATCGAGCATCGCCTTTTCTTTTGGCGGATCGATCAGCAGGTCGTAATACAGCCGCCCTTTGTCGTCTTGCTCGATGACCACCCGCACAGCTATAGACTCCCCCGCCAGCATCACCGTGCTGGACAGGTAGAAATAGGCGACGACCGAGCCCTTTTTCTCTGTCTTGTGATTCTCGCTGCGCTCTGCAACCTGCGCTGTAGAGATGATCTGCGGGATAGCGTGGAGCAGTTTCAGCTTCTTCGGATTGCCGCTGAACGCCAGGCTTTCCTTGATCCCGCGCTGGCGGATCTCAACCTTCTGGCCAAGCGCCGGGCAGTCGACCATCTGACCACGCAGACTTTCAAGGTGCGCTTTTACCGCCGCTCGCAGCTCTTTCTTCCCCTCAGGGGTATCAGGAAACTCCCCCAGTTCGAGCCCAGACACTGAAACTGGCTCAGCACCAGGTGCACGCTGGCGCCGCACTCGTTCGGACAGGTTCTCTTCAGCGTACTGGCGCAGGAACTCCAGATACTGTTCCCGGTGGTTGGCGATCCGGCCCACGGCCGCTTCAAACTCGCCAGCTCGAATTCCTGCCCAGCCCAAAAAGGCGGCGTTGCCATCCTCGAAAGCAGGTAAAGCCTCCTGGGTGTCCAGAAACGCCTGATAGATAGGATTGGCAGACACGCCTGCACCTGTTGTGCGCTCGAACTCCTCACGCTGTTCAGCCTCGCGCACATTGCGAATGCGCTCCGTCTCCACCGCCTCGGCTGCGGCACGTTCTGCAGCCTGCAGACGCTCACGCTCAGGCGCTGCAGCTCGTTCGGCAGCATCTACCTCATTCTGGGCTTTGCGGTCAGCGATTTGCTGCTGCTCCACCTGGTACGCCTGCACGTCGGCCGCACTGGCTTCCTCGCCGAAGACGGTGCGGAATTTCTCCGGCCCCCACTCCTGGGCCAAGATTCCCTTGAGGTCAACAAGGTCCACCGCTACCCCGGAGGCACTGCCCTGATAGCTTACAGAGACCCCGCCGCCCATCAGCCCGTGCTCGTAGATCACGGCGCCGCTTGCCAGGGTCTGGGCCCGCGTCGGCATGAATTCGGCAAGCCGGGCATTAGCCTTGGAGAAGAGGACGCCCTCGGGCATCTGTGTGACCTTGAGCCTGTCAAAGTTGGCTGCCGCGTAGGCCGCCATTGCCGCCGGGTTGCTGCCACTGACCAGCACCGCGCCGTTTTTCTGCACCTGTGTGCCTGTGGCCATTACAGCGGAGTCGACGTGCGGCGGCACAGCGCTGGCGCCCAGCAGCTGGCGCAGCTGCAGCGCTCTGGCGCTTGCCCGAGCCTGTTCCAAGGGGGAAAGCGTCCCCGACTGCAGCTGCTCACGCAGCCCCAGCAGTTCAGCGACCAGACGCATCTGCTCGATCGGCGCGAGGCTTGGGGGTTGGTTCGAATCAGTCATGGGTCACCGCGAAAATGGAATCCAGCAAGGCCTCATTGGCCATGGCTTTCTCAAAGGCTTTTTCGTCACGCAGGGCCTTGAACACCTGGTCGAACGCAGCATTGATCCGGGTGCGTTCCTCGCCCTCGGGGTAGGGTTTGAATGGGGCATCCAGCTCGGGCAGATAGTGGTATTTGTTGTCCGCAAGACAGCTCAGGTAGTCGTTTTTCCGGCCCATGTCGGCCAGACGGTCCTCCAGATAGGCCTGGAACGCGCGCGCGGCCATTTCGAAGGGTTCCGACCAATACTTGCCGGTCACCCCGTCATCGAGTTTTTGCGCTTCCAGATAGAAATTCGAGACGCTGGCGCCAGACTTGACCTGCACCTCAGTGGCGTCTGCAGGCGAGTAGTAGGCCGCGGCCATTTCGCGCCACTGCTTCTTCTGCTTGAGGTAGGACTTGGACTGCAGGTTCTGATAGGCCCGGTCGACCGCCAGCACAGCGTCATGCGCGTTGCCGGCGTTCTTGATATCCAGCGCCACGCCGCGAAGGACGCGGCCGTCCAGATTGAACTGGGCCTTCTCCAAGGCGCGCGGCGGTAGCTTGATCGTCTCCACCAGGCGCTCACTGCCTGAGGTCAGGGTCTGCTTGAGCGCGACGAAGGCTTCTCGGATAGCGCCAGGCGGCATCAGGTCAGGGTTGGCACTGGCGAACTCATCCCGGGCGCCATTCTCCCCGCGCAGGACGCTGGGCAGGATATTGTCCAGGGCGTGGTAGTGCTCATGTCCCAGCGCCCCGCCACCGTTCATTTTGGTCATGTTCATAACGCGCTCGACAGGCTCGTAATGCGCTCGAGCAGCACCCTTGCCCCCGGAACCACGGGCGCCAAAGGCCATGCCCAGGCGGCCACCGAATCCAAGATGGTTTTCATGGATGCCCAGCACGTCAGCCATGTCCTGCATGGCGCCGGCAGTCTGCTCCACATGCCATTTGGCGCTGACGAAGTCGCTCAGCACCCAATTGCCCGACTGCACCGCGCGGAAGCCGCACAGGCGCTCTAGATCCTTGGTCGACGCAACGGCCACCGGCCGGCCGCCCACGCGTTCGAACTTGTCGACCACCTTGAGCGTGAAGCTGATCTTCTTCTTGCTGGCGCGTTTCGGCGCGGCCTTCTCCTTTGTGGTCCAGTCCCAGGACGCAGGTTCGCCGGACTTGGCGTTGACCACATGCCCGGCAAAGCTGTCAGACCCTCCTGCTCGCTTGGAGCGGTACAGGACCGTCTTGACGAAGCGATCGCCCAGGGACAGCCAAGCCCTGGCCTCAGGGCTGCGCAGGTTGCGAGCCTTAGCCATGTCGACGATATCGGACCGGTCGGCTACCAGGTCGCTCCGTTGCCGGCGTAGCGCCTCATCCTCGTCCTTGGTCATGGCGATCTCATCGCCCCATGCCTTTTGCGCCGTCTCGTAGGCCGCTCGAGCGTCAGTGACGGCCTGGTCGTGAACCGGTTCAATAGACCAGCCACGCTTTTTCCGGTTGGCCAGCGCACTCTGCGCAGCGTATTGGGCGCTGGCCGCTGCCGTCATGGCCCGGTACAGCACGTTACGGCCGTCCTCGATCGCCTTGGAGCGGGCGCGCAGCTCCTCCAGTTGCGCGCTCAGCGCTCGGTACTGGTCCGACTCGTCAGCGTTCAGGCGCGTACCGAGCAGCTCCTCGCCAATCTCGGCCAGGGTGCTGGTGACGTCGGCGACCGTCTTGGCCGCCTCGAGCCTGGTCCTGATGGTTTCGATGCCCAGGGCGTAGCTCTGGCGGGCCTCGGGGCCGTCCTCTACTGGCGCGGTGCCGATCGCTGCATACGCCCGATCGATCAGGTACCCGGCCTGGGGTTCCATACCGCCTGCCTGCAGGCCTTCCCAGTCAACTTGGCCGAACAGGTTCGATTTCTTGATCAGCTCGCGCGCCTGGCGCGGGTTTTCCTCGATCGCCTTGAAGTCGATATCGCTGATGCGCAGCATCTGGCCAGCGTCGCGCGCTGCCTTGATCGAGGCAGCTGCCTGTTCTTTGCGGGAGCCGGAAATGTAGCCGGTGTCCTTGTAGCGGTAGTTCTCGCTGTTGGGGTCGTCGCTCAGGCCGTCGTCAGCTGCTGCCAGGCGCGCCTGCTCCGCGTCGATCGTCGCGGGTGCCTGGCGCACAATGCCGCCCAGCTGGACGTAAAGCTCCAACGCTTCGGTGGTTACCCGGGCTTGTTGGATAGGGTTCAAAGAGCCGGATTGCAGCTGCTCACGAAGCTGCAAAAGCCTGGTGGTCAACCTGGCTTGCTCGAGGGGGTTTAGAGCCATGAAAAAGGGCCTGCATAGTGTGCAAGCCCTCATTTTGAAGCGGCGGAAACGCGCTATTCCGCTGGTGTTTCCGCATGCCGGACGAACACGTAGCCGCGCATGAACTGCTGAATGGTCATCAGCTGGTTCTGATTTGCGTTCACCCGCTCGATCTCAACGTCCAACTCGGACAAAGAGCCATTGAGTTCATCGATATCCTTGATGAACCATTCGCGCTGCTGGTGGAGCAGGGTGAATCTTGGGTTTTCAGTGAACACATCGCCGCGCTTCCAGTTGGCGGGCTTGGTCATGTCCAGCTTGGCCACCGGCTCCTCTGGTTGGAGAGGCGAATCGGAAACCAGCTCGAGGGGCTCCGACGTCTTCACCAGCTCCGCGTAATCGCTCACGGCCAACGCCGATGGAACAACTTGCGCAACAGGCTCTTTCCCCTCGAGGCTGATCGCCGCCGTCGGCACCAAGGGGGCGACGTCAGCTGCAGGTGTGGTGATGGTGGACTGCGGCGGATCTGCCATCAGCGGCGCCAGCACGGGACTGGCCAGCAACTCGGCGAACGACCCGATGCTTACGCGTTGCGCCTCGGGCAACACGTCGAAGTACTCCTGCTGGCCCTGGGGCTCGATCTCGACGCAATCGATGCCAATGGGGATCAACACACCGCGCAGCTTATCCAGCAGCCCCGGGCGCATTTCACCCGTCATCACCAGCACCTTACGTGCCTGGGCCGCGTGCTGCTCCAGTCGGGTCAGCTCCTGCACGATCCCCGAAACCCCCATGTCTTGCCCCTGCACTTCGCTCATTGCCCGATTCCTGGATGATTGGTAAACCAGGATTATCAAGCGCGTTGGAGGGTACGCGCGTTGGCACCTTTGCGCGTTCGCGCCAAAAAAACTTGTGATTGGTGACAGGCATCAGCGAGTGGCGATCCAGCCGACCGGCTCGCTGTCCTGGTCTACCAGGGCTCGGAACTCGCTCATGGCTAGGGCGGGATTGTTGTAGCAGTAGCGCCGGGCGTAGCCGTACGGGTCAACGTCGGTGACGATTGCGACGGTGAAAATGAGCGGAATCATGGCCACATAGGTACCGTCTTCGAGCTGGCGCCAGCACAGGTACCGGTTGGCTGGGTTGTTCAGCTGAGCTTCGACCTCTGGGCGGGGCTGGGCGTTTATCATCCAGACATTTTGAGGGGCTTTCATGACTGATTTCTCTGGCTGATATCGTATGCGGACGATAGTACTGGCCAGAAATAGGAATTTAAACCTGTTTTCACGCGTTCGCGCGTTCGCGCTTTGGCGCTTTGGCGCTTTGGCGCTTTGGCGCTTTGGCGCTTTGGCGCCTATGATGCGCTTCACAACAATGAGGCAGATTTCGAAAAGATCGTCAACGATTTGGCTTCGGTTGAGAGTGTTTGATCTGCAGAGACCTTGAAAGCGGCGCGATAAAAAATGGGGCCTACTAAGGGCCCCATTTTCAATTCAACGCTCGGCAGGTCAGGACTGCCGGAATACCCCTACAGAGTGTCAGCCGTGACCTTCAACGCATAGTCACGCAGCGCGTTGGACGCATCGGCAAACAGGTCTTTCAGCTCAGCCTCACCCCATTGGGCGTAGATCTCCTCGAGCCTGGCCAGCACCTCGGCGGGGCTTCCCAGGTCAGTCGTTCCTTCGATCAGGCTATCGAGATAGGCCTTTGCTGCTTTCAATTTGTCATCCTCGTCTGGCTCCGGGGGCGTCGATTGGTCAGGCTCGGCGGCGGCGGCCGGCGCTGGGGCAGCGAACATATCGCCTTGGTCGATGGCAAACAAGCCTTCACCGTACTCCTGGTCAAGCTTGCGGTTGGCCGCGCCCACAATGTCCGTGAAGCTGACAGCAGCGTCGCCGAACAAGCCTGCCGTCTGCTTGCGGGCGTTTTCGCTTTCCACGAACTGGGCCATAGCCTTGAACGCGGTCCCCATGCGCTTGGCACTGCGATTGTTCTGGTGGATGAACATGGCCATGGCTGCCACGGCAGGATCGGTACCACCGAACATATCGCCCTGGCGCAGGAACTCGTCCAGGCCCAGGCCGGCCTCCTTCGCCTGGCGCAGCACGTTGGTAGCGCCGATGATGGCGTTGACGGCCTCCTGATTGAGCGATAGCTCAACGGAGTCGGTAACACGGCCGCCAGCCTCCTCGGCACCAACCAGGTCGACCTCCTTGGCGCGCATGAAGTCTGGAGCGGCGCTGTTGAGTGCAGCCACGATGTTGGCGATCTCAGGCTTAGCGACGTCCGCGGTCATTTCCAGGAGGCGATCATCGGAGTAGGCGCCAGCGAACAGCGCAGCCTGCAGGCGGCTGATCAGGCCGCTGGTGGGCTTGCCCTCGGTGGTCAGGTACTGGGCAGCCTCCGCGTCACCCAGCGACTGCAGGAAGGCTGCAACGAAGTCACGGTTTGCTGCGCTGTTGAGGTCTCCGTCTGCCAGCTTGGCCAGCATGGCGGTGTCAAGCCGCTTGGCATCGCTGCGCGCCTTCTCCGTGGCAGTCATGGCCAACTTATCATCCTGGTTGGCCTCGACAGCGAACGTCACACGATCGACGTCAGACCTGCGCACGCGCACCAGGACAGGGTTCTGCATGCGGTTGATCTTCTCCACGTCTACCCCGAAGTACTCCGCGTTCTCTACGAGCCATTCACGGTAGTCACCAGCAGAGCCGATCCGGTAGGCCTCTCGGATCGCCATTGCGCGGCCGTTGCCCGACTCCACTACTCGATCAGGCCCAACGATGGGGGCACCGCTGTCGGCACGCTGGGTGCGCCCCAGGCTGTCTGGGTCGAGGCTGCGTGCAGTTTTTTGGACCCAGGCCTGCGAGGTGCTGCGGGAGCGGTCGCGCGGCTGGATCTCTGCGGGGTAGTCAGGATTCGGTGTGCCGTCGCTCTCATGGCTGATCACCAGCTTGCCTGCCTCGATGACCTTGAAACCGGTCAGCACCTTGGTGCCCTTGGCCGTCTTCACGGTGTTGTCGCGGCCTTCCGCCTCAATGGTACCGGTGTCCTCTTGCTCGGCCTTGAGCGCAGCGTTGGCGGTCCGTTCGGCACGCTCCTCCTCGCGCTCTGCAAGATGCGCCGCCAACATGGCTTCCTCCTGAGGCGTTTCAGGCTCGACGGTGGCCGCTGCCTGCACGGCAGCTGCTGCCTGTGCTGGTGTCTTCCCTGCAGCGAACAGCTGGTCCACCAGAGACTCCTGAGGCATGGCCATCGCATCCGCATCACCGTGACTGATCTCCATGCGCTCTGCTAGCGCTTCCAGGAACAGTTCCTGCCACGCATTACGCTCTGCAGGCGCAGCCGCTGGCGGCAGGGTGGTAGATGCTGGCGCACTCTTCCGGGCTGCCAACTGGGCGGTCAGATCCTCGATCTGCTTGTCCAGCTCGGCCAGCTCGTCCGTCTTTGCAGATTCCGCCTCTTTCAATGCCGCAAGCTGGGCATCGCGCTCGGCTTTATTGGCATTGGCCTGGGTGAACTTGGCGCTGTTCTTGTCGACCAGCCTGATGATGCGTCGGGCAACCTCACGCGGGTTGAGATCCTGGCCACGCTCGGGCGCCACCACGATCGTGACGTCCTTCTTGTTGAGCACCCACTTCCAGCTAACCATCTCGTCGGTGGGACTCAGCTTGTTGGGGGTGGTGTCGGGGTTGTGGAAGAACACGCTGACGGACTGGCCATCGTCCATCGTGAACAACATGGCCAGCTGCGTGGTGCCTCGATTCTTGAATGCTTTGCTGACCTGGACGCCTTCTGGCTTCACTTGGGTCGCAACCATCTGCATGACGCGCAGCAGCTGGTTGGCCTTGCGCTCGAATTGCTGCACCTGGATCACCATGGCATCGAGCATGGCGCCATCGCTCATGAACTCCTCGAGGTCGGACAGGGTGGCCGCGTCCATCATCAATCCGCCACTGTCGTGACGGCGCAGCTTGGCGATCACGTCGCCAAGGGTCTCGCCTACAGGCATGCGCTGATCGTCCCAGCGCACGATTACGTCGGTCATGCTTACCGCCTTGTCTTCAATGAGATCGCCAGGCACAAGCGGCCGGCGCAGATCACCGTGCTTGAGCCAGTCCTTGAACTGCTTGATGCTGCAGGCCGTCAGGCTGGCCAGCCCGGTCCAGCCCTTTTCGTAGCTGTTGAGATAGGCCTGGCGCGCCTGCTCCTCGTCAGTGAACCCCAGCAGCACCTTGTGCTCATCGAAAGCACCAGTCTTGTCCTGCTGGTTGACGACAAAGACCTGCAGGCTCTCAGGCATGGGGCCGATGAACACGTCTACCGCGTCGCCGTCGGCGCCCACGGTGCCGTTGATGTAGCCGTAGTGGGCCATGCACACGACTGACCAGGGGGCCCCATCCGTTTTGCCTCGACGAGGCTGGAACATGGGCGTTTCGATGGTGACGGTCATGCCGTGAAGACGCGTGCTGCCCTTCGAGTAGTTGCCGGCGCGGAGCTGCTCAGGCGTGGGAGTGGCGCGGGAGCCTGCGCCGAATGCGCCGGAATGGGCCGCGCCCTGTAGTGCTGCGAATTTGTCTGCCATGGCTGTCGCCTCGGATGAAAGCACACACGATATAGGGCCAGGAAGGGCACTTTCGGGCAGGCTTTCCGCCGATCGGCAGGCACAAAAAAGGCGCCTCAATGGGCGCCTCATTGCCAACTTGCCAACTCAGCGTGCTGAGCGCGGTACTGGTCGGCGATTGGTCTTCCGGTCGCGGTAACGCATCAGGGCGTCTTCGAAGTACTCGTCCTTCTCGCCAGCGGCTGTCCGCGCAGCGTGCGCCTCAAGCAGCAGGTTCAACAAGTCGGATGGCCGTGATAGGCGAAGCTCGGCTGTCGAGGTGCGCAGCGTCAGGTTGGGTCCCTTCTGCAGGTGCGCGTTGAAGCGGTAGCTCTCAGTCGATTCTTCAAGCTCCTGATCAACCTTCTGTCTACTGGGTCGGATGCTGGCTCGGTCACTCATTGCTCACCTGGTACTGTCATTGATCGAAGGCGCGAACGCGTGTTGGTGATCATAGGGGAAAAGCGCGTTCGCGCCAAGGCGCGTTTATTCCGTGCCCTCGAGCAGCGACAGTACGTTGTTCATGATGAGGGTGATTTCATCGACCGCAGCCTGGTCGCGGGGCTTGTACTCGAAGACTGACTGGCCCACGCCCGCGCTCTCCGGATACGCGACGCGCTGGACCACGATGCCTTCGATGACTGGCAGCTCGAAGACCTCGATTTCGCTCTGGATGTTCTTCGCTCGGTTGGTGCCCTGAATCACACGGGTCAGGACGAATGCAGCCTTGAGGGAGCGCGACACGTCCGCCAGCATTTCCTGGCGGTCCTTGATCATGTTGACCAGGTCTTCGGATGCCCAGACGTCGAGCTTCGAAGGCTGAACAGGGATCAACACCAGGTCAGCAGCCTTGACGGCGGCCTCGGCCAGCTTGTTGGCCTTCGAAGCGCCATCGATGACCACATAGTCGTTCTTGATTCGGGAGACTTCACGCGAGAGCAGTTCCGGGCGATCGATTGCATAGATGCGCACCGTCTCCTGATCATCCTCTCGGGCTGCCGCCCAGTCGCGGGCAGTCCCTTGAGGATCGGAGTCAACCAGCACCACGTCCATACCCTGACGGCTCATGGCGTCGACCAGGTTGTACGACAGGGTGGTTTTGCCGGCGCCGCCCTTGGGCTGCAGGACCGCAATGACCTTTGGCATGAAGAAACCTCGATTATCTGGCTGAATGAGGCCGGCACTATAACTGCAAAGCGCGTTCGTGCGAACCCTCCAACGCACAAAAGCGCGTTCGCGCCAAAGCGCCTTAGCGCCTTAGATGCGTCTGGGCATGAAAAAGCCCAGCAAAAGCTGGGCTCTGGTACTCAACAGCGGTTACATCTGAGCGACCCTTTCCTCCTCGACGGGCTCACGCAAGGTGGGCTCTACCAGGTCGTTTCTGGCCAGCCTCCCGTTACCTGGCCAGGTGCCTTCTTGGATCATCTGCTTGTTGAACTTGGCGTCAGCTACCTGTTGCTCGAAATCAGCAGATCCGGCGAGCCCGAAGCAAACGGCAAGTGCGACACCGGTGAGGAAAGTAGACACCGGGCCCATGAACTGCTGACGCTTATGATTGTGTGTACGCATTGGTGAAGTCCTTCATATCTGGCTGATAGGTGAAGCGAGAAGGACATTATCATTATGTTAATTTTCTAGCAATGAAGCATTATCAAATTACTAATTTTTTGCAGACTGGAGAAGGTCATGCAGGTGCTGGTATCGATCGCGGGTTATGGAGGGGAGGGCGCCAAGCCTACGACCCTGGCTGCATTTTTTGACGAGTCCAACAGCTCGATGGTGGCGCTAAAGGAGGTCCCATTTCGCGAAAAAGCCGACAAAGGCTACGCATTTGTGACCAATCTTCGGCTTGAAAACTACGATTGCCTGTTCACCGAATCGCATCTGCAGGGGGCCATCCTCGCCTACCGCGAAGAGGTGGCCAGGGTAGGGTTCATCTTGGCAGATGAAGTGGGCAAGCATCGTCCTCGGATAGAAACTGACGGGATCGACGCCTCAGGCCAGAAATACCGCCTGCACGCCAGCATGACCAATGGTGAGGTGGCAGTGCTGGCGCTGGCACACTTCCAGTCACGCCAGCGCTCCGTGGGCTCTCTCACGAATCAGATGGACAAGATGGCCGACCTCTACAACATCAGATCGATCTAGTCGGCAGCCGCATAGGGCTCGCCAAACGAGTCGTAACCGGCCTCATCCAGGGCAGTGACACCTGTTGGCGTGATCAAGTACAGCCCTGACTCAACCTCGACCATTCCCAGCGCCAGCAGCTCGGCCAGTGCGTTCTGGTCATCGATGGCGTCAGCTTCGGCCGCCGATACCGCTGCGATCACCACCAGCTGCGCCAGGCCTGCATCACTGATCTCTGTAGGGGCGCTGTCCAGCATGCCGAGGGCCAGGCGGTAGGCCTCGGCGCTATGCTGCTGCAGCGCGGCCAGTGGCAAGTCGCCAGACTCGAGGCTCACCCGGTGATCAGCCTCCGTAGCACTCAGGGCTGCGCGCAAGACGCTCCCTGCGCCCTCTGTCGCCGCGCTGTCGAGCATTTCAGGCTTTTCCGCCACCAGGTCTCGGGCTTCGATGTAAGTCGTCGCCAGCGGCTTCACAGCGGCCTGCAGGTGAACCTGCTGAGGCGACGGCGCGCCGATGCTGTCGGTCATGACACCCAGCTGCTGCTGTAGATCAGCGACAGTTGCCTTGCGCTCGGCAATTTGCGCATCGAGCGCACTGACGCGCTCCTGCAGGGCCTGGGCCATCTTGGGCTTTGGCGTGCTCAGGCCAGGCGGAAGCGCCACCTTGACCCGGGCCTGAGCCTTCTGGAAGGCCGCCTGGTTGCTCTCTGCGGCCCTGGCCAACTCTGCAACTGCCTTGGCCATGTCGTCGTGATTCTTGATCGGCACGACGGACTTGTTCAGCACAGCCTGGAAAATGTCGCCGGTGGCGATAACGCGCAGTGTGATCAGCTGCCCGCTGGCCAGCGTCAGGGTCGCCTCACGGTAGGTGACGCTGTTGCTGCGCTTGGGCTTGTCCATGAACTCGGTGGCCACTACCGGTTGCCCGGCGCGGATCATCCACTGCTTGATCTTTTTCAGCGCGCCCTCGGCGGCCGATGCGCTGGAGAAGTCCAGCGGGTTCGCTACTGGCATAGATTGCCCCCATTCTCGGTTTATGAGGCCATTGTGCGCGCCTGCAGGACGGGCATTAGGCAGCATGTTTGCGGGGGAGCAGCCGAAAAAAAGCCCCAGCTTTTGCTGAGGCCCTGATAGAGAGCACGAATTGTTACTTCTCCTCACCTTTGTCTGGAGCCGCGAGTCGTTTGTAGCTCTCGAGCACTTTGGCGCACTTCGGCGAGCCTTTACGCGTGCCCTCAGAGATCGCATCTGCGAGTTGTTCCATAGTCTGTTGGGTGCCCACGGCTTGACCAACGGCCAAGCCCTTGATGAAGCCAGAGGCTTCTCCCATTTCGAATCCAGCCTCAAATGCGACACGCGCGGCCGCATCTACAGTGTGTTTGACGTATTTGTCGTACAAATCTTCTTGTGCCATGGTGAAAATCCCAATTTGCTCCTCGCCCCCTTGGCGAGGTAAGCAACGTGAGGTTACCCGTGTCTCGAACTGCCCACCAGCAGTGGTCGATAAGGTACCAGACCACATGACGACTGGCGTTCCCATGGCCAGATCGCCAGCGCCACTGCCTCGATCGAGACACCGACCGCCTATGCCAGCTGGTTGGCAACGAAGACACCCGATGTGAAAAATCTTGCGGGTTACCGAATCAATGTAATACTGTAAAAATATACAGTAAAAATACCGATCCACCAGACGCCGCCCTAGAGCGGTTTTGACCGGCTACTTGCGGTGACACCCATGTCCTACACCATCCTCGGCCCCATCGGGCCTTCTACCGTATCCCTCCCGCTGTTTGCCTGCCGCGTTCCTGCCGGCTTTCCATCCCCTGCAGCAGATCACCTGGAAAATCACATCTCCTTGGACGAGCTGTTCGACATTCGAGCACCGCACGTCTACCTGGTGAAGATTGAAGGCGACAGCATGAGCGGCGCCGGCCTCTTTACCGGTGACCTGGTGATTGTGGATCGAAGTCGCGAGGCCCGGCATGGCGATATCGTGATCGCAGCCCTGAACGGAGAGCCGGTGTGCAAGCGGCTGCACCACAAGGGCAGTCAGCTGATCCTGCTGTCGGAAAACCCGGGCTACCCCGCGCGATACATCCTGGAAAGCGATGAAATGACCATCTGGGGCGTTGTCCGCTACAGCGTGCGCGACCATGCCTACGCCTAAACCTACGTTTGCCCTGGTGGACTGCAATTCGTTCTATGCGTCCTGTGAGAGGGTCTTTCGGCCTGATCTGGCCAGGACGCCGATAGTTGTCCTGTCGAACAACGATGGCTGTGTGATTGCCCGCAGCTACGACGCCAAGCCATTCGTGAAAATGGGTGCGCCCTACTTTCAGATCAAAGACACGCTGCGCAGACATGGCATCGTGGCGTTCAGCAGCAACTATGCCTTGTACGGGCAAATGTCAGAACGCGTGATGACCTTGATCGAGAGCATGGTGGCTGGCTCTGAGGTCTACAGCATCGACGAAATTTTCTGCGATCTGACCGGCCAGCCCGGCGACCTCACAGAGCTGGGGCGCTCGATCCGCGAGCGCGTCTTGAAAGCGACGGGCATTCCAGTTGGCGTGGGCATTGCCCATACCAAGACCCTGGCCAAGCTGGCCAACCACACAGCCAAGCGCCTGCAGCAGCACACAGGCGGCGTGGTCGATATCTGCGACTCCTTCAAACGTGATTGGGTGCTGCGCAACACTGCAGTGTCCGAGGTGTGGGGGGTTGGGCGCCGTCTGACGACTCATCTGCAGGCGATGGGTATCCGATCGGCCATGGACCTGGCCAAGGCCAACCCTGTCACCCTGCGCGCCAAATTCAGCGTCGTCCTGGAACGCACGGCTCGCGAGCTGGCAGGAGTGCCGTGCCTTGGCCTGGAAGATCCCGACCCTCCCAAGCAAGAGATTTGCTGCAGCCGCATGTTCGGCAAGCGACTCACCGAGCTATCCCCCATCAAGGAAGCGGTGGCCACCTACACAGCGCGTGCCGCTGAAAAGCTGCGTGCTCAGGGTTCCATGTGCAAGAAGATGCGGGTCAGCGTGCGCACTGGCATGTTCAACCCCGACGAGGCCCGGTATGCAAATGGTGTCCTGGTGGAATTGCCTTACCCCACCAACGACACACTGTTGCTGACCAATGCAGCCACGCAAGCCGTAGAGAGCATTTATCGAGAGGGCTACCGCTACAGCAAGGCCGAGATACTGCTACTCGACCTGAGGCAGCCAGGCGAGTACACAGGTGATCTGTTTGCCGTGACTCAACCGAAGAGATCCCAGGATCTGATGAACACGCTGGACAGCATCAATGCTCGGTGGGGGCGTGGTACGGTGAGGACCGCGGCCGCCCCCATCGAACCGGACTGGGGCATGCGTCGGGAGTTCATGAGCCAGAGCTACACCACGCGCATCGATCAGCTGTGGACGGTCAGTGCGCACTAGCTCAACCCCACCCGCAGAGCGTGGTCCATCAGCCCACGAGGACATTCGGCGAACCCGTAGCCTGGTGGGTGCAGTTGGCCAGGTCGCCAGCACGGCAGACTGGCTTGCCCTGGGCGAACACCGTGGCGCTGCCGGTGACCATCGCAGGGCCGGCGTGGGCGCCCACACCGTGCCCTGCAACGTCTGCCCCTACCACTGCGATCGGGGCACCGTTGACCAACACGGTGGGCGCCAGGTTGCCGGTGATGACGCCCCCGGCGTTGTCGATTCCTACTCGAGCTGCTCCAGGCATGTCTTTCTCCTACTGGTTGAGTTTGATGATGCTGGCCAGCAAGGCGATCTGCGAGCCGGTGATCTCGAGCTTCGAGCCCCCGACCTGCAGGAGGATCTTGGTACCCGCCTTGAGAACGATGGTCTTGCCGGCGTTCAGGTTGAGCGCTTCGTCGGCGTTCTGCTCGATGTTGTCATGGGCCCACCGGCGCCATCCCACCCCATTGCCGACATGGGCATTACGGTATCCCATGATGATGGGATAGCGCGGGTCGCCGTTGTGAAAGCTGATGTTGACCGGTAGCCCTTCAACGATGCGGATCTCGGTGTTCTTGGCATCGTCGCCGATCGGATAGTTGATCTCGGCCAGCGGCCAGATGCTGGCGCCGTCGGTGAGCGGCGGTATTTCTACGCGGACTTCGCGTCGAGCGCGGTCTACCGAGCGCACGAAGCCTGGATACACGTCACTTGGCATCGATGAGCTTCCCCATCCAGAGACGGCTGCGGTCCTCCACAGCCCCTTCGTTATTTTCCATGCAATGGGCAGCGGTCAGGACGACCAGGTTTTCGCCTGCCACGCGCAGGACGTCGCCGGCGACAACCTGCTGGCAGATCATGCTGTCGAGGATCTTGGTGCGCACCAGGACGCTGCTGGCATTGCGCAGCTGGCGCAGGTCCATCCCGGGCTGGAACTGCAGGCGACGTCCCTGGTTCATGGCCCCCTTGACGATATCGGCCTTGTCGTCGGTCGAAAAGAACGAGGGCACCTGCTGGAACTGGTGGAACTCGCTGCTGACCATAGCGCTGCTGTCGACCTGGCCGATGTTGTCGCGCGGCGCCTGCGCCATCAGGTCGACCAGGCGCATGACGCTGATCTGCCCATTGCGCAGTACCAGGGCCGCGCCTTCCTCCTGCAGCACCTGCACCAGGTGCACGCTGGGCTCAAACCCACGGAAGCAGGTGAATCGCGGCACCACAAAGTCGTTGCCGATCGTGGCATAGGCGCCGCATGCTCTGTACGCAGCGCCGAAGGTCTCCCCCTCCTGCACGACTGCAGTTTGACGCGGCTTGGCCACGCCGGCGCAGTTGTGCAGCAGGCCGATCACTTTCATGGACTGCTGCTGGTTCTTGCCCTGGACCTGGCCAAGAGGCGCGCCCCGGTCGGTATGAACGATCTCGTACTGCAGATTCTCGCGTCCGGACCAGAACGAATTGCCCTCTACCAGGCGTTCTTCCACTCCGTCGATCAGCTTGCAGGTGAACTCGACCGTGCGGGGCACCGGCGCCAGATCAGAACGGAGGGTCCAGTTGAGCACCACGTCGGTAGGCAACTGGTCTCCGTTTTCTTTGAGCAGAATGTTCACCTGGTGGCGCTCCAGGTCACGCCCTCGGCCGTGCCGACGGTACGCAGGTGCGCCACGGTGTCGTCGCTCTGGATCTCTTTCACCGAGGGGTAACCCGGCGGCGTGCAGTTGCTGCCGTCGTTGGGCTCGCCTTCCTGGGGCGCATCGAAGAACGGAATCACGCATTTGAGCGTCAGGTCGGCCGCCAGGATCTTGAGGTTCTTGGCGTCGTGCGGCGGCGCCACGTTCATCCAGTCGATGCGGTTGGTCTCCAGCGTGACGGGCATGGGCACGCTGTACTGGCCAAACTTATAAGGGGCATCGAATCGCCGGTTCTTCGGCTCCTGGATGAACGAAGAAAGCTGGGCGGCCAGGCTCTGTGCCGACCCGCCCTCACTCGCGAAGATCACCACCTGGACCCGGCGGTCCTGCATCACGTCCTTGTAGCCATACCAGGAACCACCCTCCACGATCTGCACCAGGCGCCGGCTGGAATGCTGGCCACCCCAGTCGGCGCCGGTGCCCAGGAAGTTGTCATCCATGGCCATCAAGACCACCGGAAGCGTTCCTTCGCCATTGGACGATTGGCGATACAGCGCCAGCATTTCCTCGGCCGCGTCGATCATGCGTGCAGGCGCCCACTGAAGGGCCTCCCTGGTGGGCTTTTTCAGGAAGCGCTGCACAGCCGCGGTATCGGCGTATTCGGCATAGATCCCCTTGCGCCAGCTTGCAAGGTAACGGCCAAACCCGACTCTGGTCTGGTCGAAGCTGCCGTTCTTGTTGGTGGTGGTCATACAGTCCTCTGCAGCGCCAGCAGCAGCTGGCGCCGGTGTAGTTGGGGTCAGGCCTGCTTGGTGGCGTCTTCGGCTTCTGGGGCTGCGTCCGTGGCCACAATGCCCTCCTGGGCAGCCTCAGGCGCTGGCGCCGGCTCAGCGCCAGTTGAACCCTCGCCTTGCGCAGTCTCTGTCTCGAAAGCCACAGCTGGATCGATATCGTAAGGGTCTTGGTGCTGGGCAACCTGATCGCCTTTGCTCGCTCCGGCTGCATCGATCTCATCGAAGCCTTGGCTTTCCAGCCAGGCGTCTGCACCTTCACCGGCTGGGCAGGTCGGCCAATCAGCGGTTTCAGGGACGCTCTGGCTGGCATCCAACCGGCCCAGGAGTACGAGGTAGACCTTCCATGCCTTGACCTCGGCGACTTCCTCGGGCGTGGCCATGTCCAGCTCCACGGCATAGTTCAGCCGTGTGATCGTGTCGGTGGCCAGCTGGTTGAGCAGCCGTTTCTTGAGCGTGGCATTGGCCTGCAGGGCGCGGGTCTTTGCTGCTTCATCCTCTACCCACTCGTCCCCACTCCACTGGTCGTACTGGCCGGGCTCTTGGAGCGTGTGCGTGGCCGGAATCGCGCCCAGGACCTCCCAAACCTGTGCTTCACCGGTTTCGACGCTGTACACGGTCTTGCCGCGATGATCCTCGACCTCCTCCCAGCCCTTGCCGTCGTCGGCCAGCCTCATCACATGGCCAAGCCGGGCTGAGGCCTCTGGCTTACCCAGTACAGCACAGGCCGGAACGAGCCACACGCCAGGCTCCAAAGGGCTGGGGTTCGCACGGTCTGCGCGTCGATACTCGCGTGTATAGGGCGAGTAGCTGCTCACGAAAGGCGCCTCCACTCCCTCTTCTTTCCACCACTCTGCAGGGCCAGAAAGTGACGACTCGTCGATCAGCATTGCGTCGTCCTGGGTCATTTCAATGTCTTGGGTCATGGGTAAATGCTCAATCAGTACTTGATACAAGGGAGAAACGCGACGTTGTGTGGTCGGCCATCCGCCTCACCAGAGGGGTAAACGGTAATGACGTGGTTGTGCGCACCAGAGGCGGAGGAAGTCCACGACTGATAGCCATCACCTACTTCATCGCCCATGACCGCGTTACCACCCGATGCCACACGGCCGGATTCGATACGTTCGCGAATAAGCGTTGTGGTGTGCGTGTGCGAACCATTAACTGCGGCGGTCGACCTGTGGGTGTGCTCGACGTTGGCGCTTTCCTGGGTCGAACCGAACACACGGTCGACGTCGAGTCCGCGCCCATCATCGAAGCCTCGGTCGAAACTGCCTCGAGAGTCCGGCAGGTTGAAGGTGGTCGAGCCATCCCCCGCGCCGAATCTCGTCCCGATCTTCTCGAACAGTGGCTTGTAGGCCGTTCGCGAGACAGCCGAACCATCACGCACCAGATACCCTGCCGGCGGCGTAGGAGTAGCGAAATGCGTGACCTCACCAACGCGATCGCCCAGCTGGCTTACACTGACAACCTCCTCGAGCTTGCCGCGATCAATGACCCAGTAATTGGTGCCGCTGCTGGCGATCTCCACCCACTCGTTGTACTGCAGGTTGAGAGTGCTGCCGGCAACCCCTGTTTCCTGTTGAATCGTGCCGCCTGAGTGGGTGATCTTCACCACGCCCGACGACTGATTGCGGAAGGTGAAGACCAGGCCGTTCCCGATCGAACCGCTCGAAGGCAGTGTTGCCGTCGACCCTACCCCCGTCATGTTGATCCAGCGACCGGTATCGTTGGCAGAGACCGAGTAGTTGCCGCTCGCCCCGATGCCGACCCCTGTGAAACGGCGGGTGTTGTAGTCGATCTCGCTTTGAACCCATCCGCTACTCGGCACCCGTGTCGAGCTATCACGCGCAGGTGGCGCGGCGACGTTAGCCCCTTCCGAGAACGAAAGCATGCCAGATACCAAGCTCACCGATAGCGGCCGCTTTGCGCTCCAAGCACCAAACGCATCGCCCAGGGCAGTGAGCAACAGATACAGCGTGGCGCCATCGTTGCGCCAGATCGTGCCGTACTTCTTGTTCGTGTCGACCAACCGCAGACCATCCGTCGACGAGACGATCAGTTCCCCGTTGACCTGGGCATACGGGAAGTTGTTGGCGCCAAAGTTGAGGTTGGTACCGTCGTTGACGATATCGGCCTGGTAGCCCTGCTCGATGTACTGCCCCACCCCACCGGAATTCTTGAGGCGCAGCGTGTAGTTGCCGCTTGTGCGGTTGAAAACAGTCCACCGGTTCTGGCCCGTGGGCACAATGACGTCAATGTTGCCGGTCAAGGCGCCGGTGAACCATAAGACGCCGACATTCGCTTCGGCCTCGCTGAGGGTCACGGTCTTGTTGCCGGCGACGTTCTTGGTCGTGATGCCGTTGACGAAGGTGCCCACGCCCAGAGTCTGCAGCGCTGCAGCCTGGCTGTTGTCGTCCAGCAACGTCTGGGCGAACGAACTGACGCTGATCTCCGAAAAGATCTCCTTGAAGATGATCGGGTTGGCGCCAATCGACTGGTAGCCGATCCACATCCGGCCAGAGCCATAGTCCGAGAAGATGCCGGTATAGCCGTCCTGCGCGTCACGTCGGCCCAGAATCTGCCACATGCCATAGGAGGGCGAGGTACCGGCCACGCTGACCGGGATCGTTACGCCATTGGCCTTCGTGCCGTTGAGATCGATGAATCCGCTCCAGCCCGCTGGCTTGGACCAGTCCGATTCGCTCGTGAAAGCGACCTTCTGAGGGCGCAGAATGCCCAGGCCATAGTCACCGACCTTGAGCATCCGACCAGGCGTCGAGTCCAAATCGCCGTTGGTCTTGACCAGCGTGTCCGTGTCCCAGCACATGGACCACGGGGACCACTCACTGTTGTAGCGGGCCCGGTTCCACATCCGGCCATTGCTGAACTCCTGATACATCTGGGTCGTGATCCCGCTGGCGCCGTTCTGGACGAACAGCGTGCCGGCCTTGGCCAACGGGTAGTTGAGGTCCAAGCTGGCGTAGGCATTCAGCGCCTGTCCAAAAGAGCCCGAGGTGACGTAGTTGTTGAGGTTGCTGCCCGAGGGGATGGCATTGGCTGACCCCTTGATGCCCATGCCGACAGCCGTCAGCGCATCGACCACTTCGTCGGAGGTAGCCGACCTTTTCCACGGCTTCCAGCTGCTCGAGGCGCGGCCGCGGTACCAGGTGGCGTTGCCGTCGCGATCCATCAGGTATTGGCCCTGGGAAGCACCGTCCAAGACCACATGGATGATGATCGGACTGTACATATCGCAGGTGGTGGCGCCGCTTGGCCAGGTACCTGGGGTCTTGCCACGCACGCCCATGTAGAAGCCCGAGGCAGGAATGTCGTCGACGCTGCGCCCTTCAAGCGAAATGGCGCCAGCACCCAGGCCGAAGTCCCCTACCTTGAGCATGCGGCCGGCGGTCGTATCGTCGCGCGACGCAGTCTTCTCGAGGTTACCGCTGTGCCAGGACTCAACCCAGTCGCTCCAGCCGCTCGTCGACAGCGAACGGGTGAACACGCGCCCCCCGGACGTGGTGAAGAAGGTCTGAGCAGCCCCTGTGGCGTCGACGTTGGCGTGCACCAGCAGGCCGAAGGCCTTCACCGGCGTGTTCGCGGCTGTGCCCTGCAGGTAGTAGAAGCCGCTGGTGCTGATGGTGTTGGCGTTTCCAGATGGCTGGGCATTGCCGCCCAGGCCGAAGTCGCCCACCTGCAGCATGCGCCCTGGGGTGCTGTCGGTCCTGCTATCGGTCTTGATGAGCGTCGCCGAGTCCCAACTGAATGCCCAGGTGCTCCAGCTGCTGTTGTAACGCGCGCGGCTCCAGATCCGGCTGGTGTTGTACTCCTGGTAGATCTGCGTGGTGATGGCGCCACCACCGGTCTGGACAAAGAGGGTGCCTGCCTTGAGCACGGGGTAGTTCAGGTCGAACGAGGTGTTGGCGTTCAACGACTGGCCGTAGGTGCCCGAGGTCAGCAGGGTGTTGAGGTCGACATTCGAACCCAGTGCCGTCGGTGAACTCGATACGTTGATCGAGCTGATGCCGAACCCTACGGACGCCAGAGCCGCTAACACGTCGTCGGACGTGGCCACACGGGCCCAGTTCTTCCATTTGCCTGAGGCCTGGCCACGGTAGTAGGTCGTGTTGGTATCACGATCCATCATGTACTGGCCCTGGGAGGCATCGCCCGCTTTGATATGGATGATCAAAGGGCTGTACACGTCGCAGGTGGTCGCGCCGCTCGGCCAGGTGCCCGGGGTGGTCGAGCGGGTGGCGGTATAGAACCCAGTGGCGCTCAGGTCATCGATGCTCTTGTCGACCAGATTGATGGTCGTCGTGCCCAGGCCAAAGTCACCAACCTTGAGCATGCGCCCGGCAGTCGTATCGTCCCGAGAAGTCGTTTTCTCCAGGTTGTCGCTGGTCCAGGACTGGGTCCAGTTGCCCCACTTGCCGCCTGTGTACCGGCGCTGCCAGTAGGCGCCACCCTGCAGCAGCTGCTGCTGAATGGTGTCCTTGTTCCAGGTGGAGACGATGAGCATGGCGCCATGGCCTGCACCTGCCGGCGTGTTGGTCGCCGGATCCTGCACGCGGTAGAACCCTGTCAGCACCGCCTCATTCACGTCGGTGATCACCGGTGCCAGCACAGACGTGCCGGTGCCCAGGCCGAAGTCACCGGTGCGCAACATGCGGCCGCTGGTGCTGTCGAGCGAGTTCTCCGTCTTGATCAGGTTCCGGTCGGTCCAGGACTCGGTCCAGTCGGACCAGGCCGTATCAGCGGCCGTGCCGGTGTAGGTCCGGTTCCAGACGCGCGGCACGCCGTCCGTGGAATAGAACGTCTGCATGACCCGCCCGAACGATCCGGCGAAGTTGTTGCGGCCGTTGACCACCAGCACACCATAGCTGGCAGGCTTTTTACCGGCAGTGTTGGCGCCGATCGCATACCAGCCGTTGGCCAGGCTCTGGTCGTCAATGTTGGCCTCGTAGGCCATGGTCTTGGCGCCGAGCCCGAAGTCGCCCACCTTGACGATCTCGGTCCACGCACTCCAGACGCCCGTCGCTCCAACCTTCTTGCGGATCCACAGGTCTGCGGTGGCAATGCCAGCTATCGAGGCGTACTGAACCACGCTGTTGTTGTATGCCTGGACCAGAAGCCAGACCGGAGTATTGGCGACCGGGCTGTTCTTGTAGGTGGTGTCGAGCCGGTAAAAGCCGGCAACGGTCGCGTCATTGGCGTCTGTTACCGACAGCTGCGCGCCCAGGCCGTAGTCACCTACGCGTACCAGCCGGCCGGCGGTGGTATCGGTCGTGCTCAGAGCCTTCTGAGCGTTCTGGCCGGTCCAGACCTCGACCCAGTCAGACCACGACGACGTCGAGGCCTTGTAGGCCCGCTTCCACTCACGCGGGAAACCGGCGTCGGTCTCGATGAATGTCTGGGTGATACGTGCTGAGGCGCCTGTCTGGTTCTTGCGGCCAACGACCTGCAGGATGCCCCACGTATTCGGCTTGCTGCCCGTCGTCTGGCTGTTGACGGCATAGGTGCCGTTGGGGAGAGCCACATCATCCACGTTGTTGACGATGTTGTTGGTCGCCAGGTCGAGCGAGCCGGTACCGAAGTCGCCTACCTGCAGCATGCGGCCCAGGGTGCTATCGCTGTTGTTGGCAGTCTTGACCAGGTTGTTGCCGTTCCACAGCTCGACCCATGGCGTCCAGATCCTGGCCCCGGTGGTGCCGTTGCAAGCACGCTGGAACATGCGTGGCGAGCTTTGCGGCATGAAAATCTGCTGGACCCAGTTCTTGGCGTTGGCCATCACGATGACCTTGCCAGCACCCGTACCAGGCGGGACGTTGGCGGCCTTGTTCGAGGCCATGTAGAAGCCAGTGGCGTTCAGGGCATCGAGGTCAGTTGTAACGTCGACAAGGTCAGTGGCGCCAAGGCCAAAGTCGCCTACACGCAAGACACGGCCGATCGTCGTGTCACTCTCCGACGTGGTCAACGTGGCCAGCGCGGCATCGCCCAGTTCCAGAGCCGTCCGAGCGCTCTCAGCGGTCTTGCCGATCACCAGCTGGTTGCCGTCGTGGAAAAGCTCCACCGAGGCCCATTCGTTCTTGAGCTTGCGGCGCAGCCACATGCGGTTGCTGACGTGGCTGGTTACCAGCTGCGACGCGGAATCTGTGGTGTCGCCCGTCAGGTGGACAACCTCGCCAGACTCACCGTTGGCCGGTCGGCCGACAGTCGAAGGCCCCCAGCCATAGCTGCCACTGGCGGTCAGCGTGTTGATGTTGGCGGTGGCGTTCAGCACCGTGGCGCCGGCGCCGAACGAACCAGGAATCAGGAGGGTGCCCGGCGTGGTGTCGTACAGCGAGGCCTGGATGCGGGCGCTGATGCCCTCGTGCAGGCGCAACGGACTCACCCAGCGATCCGCCGCGGTGGTGTTCTTGTCTTTCACCTGAGCTGCGGTGGAGGCGAAGTCCTGGTACTCGCGCTTGGTGTAGGTATCAGCCACCGCGAAGGTGCTGAGCGCCACGATGGTGACTACCGTCCCGACGACGATGCCGGCGGCGCTGGCGGCGGTCAGGGTCACGTTCTGCCCATCAGCTGCGGTAAAGCCGTTCTGGGGCAGTTTGCTCCCGCCAACGAACACCATCACGCTACCCGGCGTGTACACGCCTTTGAAGGCGGTCTGCTTGGCCGTCGTCGCGGCCGTCGGGTACTCGATGTAGAACTGGCCACCGCCCACGCCGCCGTTGAGCTGGAAGCGCGTGCCGTCGTAGATCACGTCGTAGACGGAGTCAGCCTTGAGGTCGCTGGGGATCAGGGCGTTGCCGCCACTCTTGACCACCTGCTTGACGCCCAGGCCGTTGATGTTGATCGTCACGGCGCCTGTGTTGCCGTAGGAGGCCTTGAACCGGAACTGCTGCCCCGGGCGGTAGGCATTCAGGACGATCTCACTGGACATGGTCAGCAAGATGGCATTGGCTGAGCCACCAACGGTTTCAGCCCACAGGTCGGCCTGGGCGTCTGGGAACAGGGAGTGCTTGACGTAGTCGGGGTGGGCGTTGGATGCCCCTTCATGGGCCGCGAGTGCCGCCAGGGCCTCGCTTTCCTTGGGATCGATCTGGACGGTGATGGTGGCGGCCGGTACCGAGGACAGCACCAGGTCGTTGAAGTGAACGGCAGCAACGCCATCGGTCTTGACGAAGGCCGGCTTGCCGGCGGCCGTCGACCACACGAACACCAAGATGTTGTTGGACCAGTAACCGATCTCGGTGATGGGGATGCCGTTCTCGCCACCGCCGATATTCTCGCGCCAGGCGGCCAGCATGCGCAGCTGGGTAGGCGTGGGCCGAGTGCCGCCCGCCAACGTTACCTTGGCGCTCACAGGCGTCTTGAGCGCCACCTCTTTGCCGGTTGGGGCGTACTTGCCGGTACCGAACGATACGTGCGTCAGGTTCAGCGATACGCCTTGATTCGAGCTGGAAAGAGCCAGCTCCTGCCCCGCTGCTGTGAGCGTGGGATTTACGATTACCGGATCAGCCATGGTGCCCCCAATTTGTAGATTGGGGGAAATGCTACGGACCGAAAAACGCCCTATTTCCGGGCACTTTGCGCCGTTTTAGCGTCCTGGGCGGATGGTGGTCGAGAGTCTGGCCACGGTGACCGAACGCCCCGGTAGCGCAACGCTGTAACCCAGCGTGATGGTCTTGGCGATGCGAAGCTCGAGGACGAACTTGGCTGCTACGGCCGTGCGGCTGGCGCGCAGGATTCGTTCCGGCACGATGGGCGTCTCGATATCCACACGCAGCCGACTGGTCAGGTAGTAGTCATCGAGCTTGCCGCCGATATCGGCGATCTCGCCCTGGCTCAGGCAATCGGTGGGGTATTTGCCGTCCTTGTGGCACCACAGCTGCGTGATGGTATAGACCGGACCGAACAGGGTGCTGAGGTACGCGCCCAGGAACGCGGTACCGCGCTGAGGGTTGTTGTAGCGCCAGGCATGGAACAGGTAGCGGATCTGGTCCACCGTCGTCGTGCGCAGCACCGCCAGCCCGTCGTTGGAGACGTACCGCTCGATGATGCCGATCGAACCCAGGTGCGGCATGCCGTAGAGCGCCAGCTCGTTCACGCTGGGGGCCACGCGCTCGCGATACAGCTGCAGGAACAGGGCTTTGAACTCAGCTTCGACGTCGTCAGCAACGGCGCTGCGCTGCAGCGGGATCAGCTCCATTACTCGGCCTCCTCCGTGACTACCTGCAGGCTGGCTTCGGTGATGTACCGGTGGTGCTCAGGCAGTACCTTGGGGATTTGGTTGGTGATGGAGTTGATCACCAGGTTGCCGAGCCGTGGGTTGAGCGCCTCCACCTTGTCCCGCAGCAGGTCGTAAATGTCCTTCTCCAGCATCCTGGCCTCGCCGCGCTGGGACCACGCGGACTTTTTGCCGTATTTGTCGAGCATCAGCGTACGAACCTGCTCTTTCACGGCCGCGCCGTCGTACACCGAGGTGATGTACAGCGTGAGCTTGACCGACACGATCGAGGGGACGACGTCACGCCGCCGGTAGCGCAGGCTGCTGTCGGCACGGCGGATGATCTCCTCGATGCGTTTGTGCAGGGTGTCGTCGTCCCCGCTGCCCTTGGTCGCTGCCACGAAAATGGAGTTGATGTTGGCGTAGCTGGGTCCGCGCGCCTCCTCCTCACGGGCTTCATTCCACACGCTGAGGAACATCACCGGAGCCACCTTCTTGCGTACCAGGAAGTCGAAGTTGGACTGGAAAACGGCGTTCTCGCCGTAGATGGCCGGGTACGAACCGATCTCGCGCATGGTGTTGATATCCATAGGGTCCGCACCCGGCTGGCTGACCTTGGCCAGCTCCATGACCATCTGCGACTCCAGGTTGCCCACGTTGGCGCCAGCGTAGCGGAAGGCAAACTTCATGCCCTGGGACAGGACGAGTTCGCCCTCGGTGTCCTCGACCCGAATCTTGATGCTCTCGCCAATAGCTGGCTGGTAGCCCGATAGGTTCTGGATGCCGAACTGCACGCTGATCACGCTGCTGGCGTCGCACTTGATGTTGAACACCTTGTCGCCGGCCAGCGTGTTGGCAAAGTCGTTGGACAGTTCGAAGTCGGTCACCGCCACGCTGGTGATATGGCCAACCTCGGCCGCCGGGATCTCCACGCTGTAGAACGGCATCGACTTGCTCACAGAGTGCGCCAGCGTGCGGGTTTTGACCTGCTTGGCGATCATGGTGCCGACCTGGCCAGCCAGCAGCGTGACGCCGCCGGTGACGATCCAATAGCGCCCCTGTTGGTCGATCAGCTCACGGCCGGCAATGACCCGCATCGTCGTGTTGGACCCATTGGTCACGGTGATGGTGGCGATCGTTGGCGTGGCAAAAGGAAGGATGCCCTTCACAGCGCCATCGGCGCGCACGGTGACGTCCCGGGCTTTGGTGAAGGGCTCGGCACCGGTCACGTCGACCTGCGTGCTCAGCATGGCCAACATCGCGGCATCCGACCCGATCATTTGCATGATCATGGGGTCGCCGATCGCATAGCGAGCCGCGATCGTTGGGTAGTCCGCAATGGCGTTTACCGCCGCCTGGATGAACTGGTCTTTAGTAACTGCCACGGTCGACCTCTCCTACGAGGGAATCAACGCTGATAGAGCTGCCGTTGATGTTGATGAACAGGTTTCGTTGGTCGATGCCGTCGTCGGTGGCTTCCAGGCTGATCGTGCCGGGCGGCAAGGCCGCCAGAACGGGAATGTCGACCTTCATCTTGGCCAGGAAGGCGTCGGCGATCGGCGAACTGAGCGGCTTTTGCAGCCAATCATCGAGCGGCGCGCCGTAGGGGGACCCCAGGTAACTTTTGGGCTTCGTCCGCAGCCAGTGGGCGATCATTCGAAACAGCAGGTCCACGTTGAAAACATCATTTGCCATGTCAGTCATAGGCCACCAGAAACGGTTTGTTGACTGAAATGGTGCCAAAGAAAAACCGCCACATTGCGTGGCGGTTTGCGTGACTCACAGGCTGCGAGCAGTGCCGCCCATGCCAATCCCACCCGTTGCAGCGTGCGCGATGGCACGGTCGCTGATGTTCTGGCTCAGCGGCGCCAGGACCTGACCTGCCGGCGCTGCTGGCGTCTTACTCGGCGCTGGCATCGGCTTGGCCACTTGGGGCGTTGCCGGGATCCGCGCATGCGAGGCATCCGGCGCCGGCGCGCTGTAGCTTGGCACCTTGATCGGCGGCACCGCGGCTGGGGCGGAACCACTGACCATGGCTGGCGCACGCGCCTGCACGCTGGCAGGGTTGGCCGCCGGCGTCACAGGCGCCAGCGATACCGGCGTCATAGGCATCATCCCCAGCGGCATGCTGCTGCCTTTGGCGGCAACCTGCAGCGGCGTTGGCCCTGCCATCACGCCCATCCCGGCGAGCATCGACCCACCTGGTGCGCCGGTGGTGCTGCCGGCGTTGAGAGCACCAGGCGCGGCAGGAGTGGCTGCCATGGCGCCAGGACTTCCTGGAACGCTGACCGGGGTCTTTACCAGCGGAGTGGCCAGGGCCTCGAGCGACAGCGCCGCCCCGACCTTGGGCGCAGCGGCGCCGTTCTTCTGGCCGGCCGCTGCGAGAACGCCGACCGGTCCTGCTGCAGCGCCAGCAGGTTGCCCCTTCACCTTGGCCAGGGTGCTGCCGATCGCGCCCATGGCAGTCTTGGGCGCCGCCACGCGCACGTCGTCAGCCTTGCGGGTAGGCGTCAGGTCGCCAGCATTGGCCTGGGCCAGGTACCCTTCGTATTTGGCTTCGACGTCGCTCCAGCCATTGGTGCCTCCGTTGGTACGCCTGCGCGCGCCCTTGATATCCCCCCGTGTTGCAAGCTCGTTGGCGCCGGAATCCTTCCAGTGCTGGACCGCGATCTGTGCCGAGTACCTGGGGTCGCTGGCCAGCTCGGGGTTGTTGACCAGGTCGATGCCCAGCTTCTGGCCCATCCGCTCGTATTGGTCACGCCCGGTCAGCTGAATGTCGCCACGACCCCTGTACTTGAACCCATCACCAGGATCCTTGTTGCCCATGCGGCCGCCGTATACGCGATTCGCGATCGCCTCAGGGTTGCCGGCATCGGCCCGGGCGGTCTCGGCGTCCTTGTAGTACTTGGGGAAGACCTCCTGCAGGCGCTTGGCGCTGTAGTTGAGGTTCTCGCCCTTCGCCTTGAAGCCTCCCGACTCATGGTCCACGTTGGCCATGAGCGCCGCCTTGGATTTCTCATCGGTGATGCCGCCGGCGTCCATGGCCTTGATCAGCTCATCCTTGCGGGCGTTGGAGCCGCCCGTGTACCGGCCGCCGCTGATCTTGTACAGCGCGTTCTGCTTGACGTCCTGGATCGAGGCGCGCTTTTCGTTGATGTAGTCGCGTGCGGTATAGGCCTTGTCCTGTACGGTGTCCTTGGCACTCCTGTAGGTCGATACGACCTTCTCTCTTGCCTCGGTGAACGTCTCGACCAGCTTGTCTTTGACGTTGTAGTAGGCGTCGGCGACCTTGCCCCACGACTCTTTCGCCCAGTCGGCCATGCCGCTGATCATGCTCGAGCCGGCCGCTACCACGCTGCTCCAACCGTCCTTGACAGCTGTGAACGAGTCGCTGGCCATCTTGAAGGCGCCATCGGCTACGGTGGTCCAGGCGCTCGAGATATCGGCCATCATACCGGTCATGTCGACCGTGCTCAGCCACTCGCCCACCGCCGTGCCCAGCTGGTCACCCAGCATGTTGCCGACGATCGCACCAGCAGGGCCGCCAACCATCCCCAGCGCGCCCCCCAATACGCCGCCAGCCAGGCCGCCCATGGCACCCCAGCGATCGGCCTTCTGTGCACGCTGCTCCTCAGGTGTTGCGTTCGGGTCATCCTTGGCCATAGCTGCTTGCGCAAAGAGGCCGGCACCGAGCACAGCGCCCAGAACCGGTATCTTGGTCAGTAGCTTCTTGCCCACCTTGCCTGCGCCGCGCGCCGCGCGCGCCGCCTTGGAGGCTCTCGACGGTGCGCCCGCCTCCTCACCCAGGCCTGCGCGGGTTGCGCGCCCGCTGCCCTCGGCAACGACCTCTGCAGGTGCTGTTCGGCCTGCACGTCGGCTTCGAATGGCAGCGCGTTTTTCCTTGGCCCTGGCTGCATCTGGACTGCTGGCCGTGCCGGAGCCGGCGCTCGAAGCCGCTGTCCGGCTTGAGGTGCTGCCAGGCCTGGTGCTGGTGCGCGATTCGAAACGGCCGGTCTCCCGGTTACGGGTGATGTGCCGCGCTTCGGCCGCTCGCCGCCCCCGCCTGTCGATCGCTTGCCGGCGTGCATTCGCGCCCTGGCCACGCCGGCCTCCATCAGCACCGCGAGTCCCCCGTCGGCCTCGGCCACCACGATCGCCACGGCCACGCAGGCCGCCCAGCCCTTTGGCCAGCCCACCAAGAGCACCCAACGCCTTGAGCATACCTGTCATGCGGGCAAGCGCGCGCAACGGCGACAGCAGCATCCCCAGCATCGACAGCAGCCCCGTCAGCACCAGGCCCATGCCACGGCCGCCACTCTTCTTGTTGCCCTCGCGCAATTCGCCCCAGATCCGGCGGTACCAGACTACGGCCTGGCGCTGGCGCTTGTCCTCAGGCGTGCGCCCCATCCCGAACAGGCGACCGAGCGGCTTCACTGCGCCCACGACTGGCGAGACGATCCCCCCCAGTTCCTTGGCCGCCGTTACTGCAGGATCGACGTTGTCAGCACCATGGCTCAAGCCATCGGCCACGCTCTTGAGCGACTCGGAGGCCGCCCCCATGGCCTTGGAGGTGCGCGTTTCGCTAGAGCCTGCGTCTTCCCGGTCCCCCGAACCGAAGCGTCCATCTGCCCCGCGCCGGCGCTGAGCGGAATGCCCCGCCTCTGGGGCTTCCTGGTCGGCGCCAGCACGTTCAAACCGCCCTTGGGCATCACGCCGGCGGCCCTGCTCCTCAGCCGCGATGCGCGCCTGGCGCGGGTCAGCGATGATTGGGTCACCAGTGGGCAGGGGCACATGCGCGGGCGTACCCGGGGCGGCCGAGGCAAAGCGCCCTTGCTCATCACGCGCCTGGCGATGAGTGGACCCCGAGGTGTCAGGTGCAGCGGCAGAGGTAGTCGCGGAAGGTGGTGCACCGGGAGCTACTGCAGGCGGTGCTGGTGCTGCACGCGTGTCTTCGCCCGCGCCCGGGTTCTGCGCCAGTGGCCGGCCGCCAGGCTGGGATGCGGCGCCCGGGGCAGACACTGTCGCTGTAGAGGTAGCTGGCCCCGGGGCAATGGGTGCGACCGAGGCTGGTGCGTGCGCCACGATGATCGGCTCAATGTCGATCGGCGGCACGTCGACCTGCACTGCAGGCGCAGGGCCTGCCGAGGCCGGCTTCTCGGCAGCGGCACCTGGTAGGGCCGGGGCGATCATTGCCAGTCCGGAACGCTCGTCGGGCCCGCGCGGCGGCATCGGCGGCCGGTTGGGCTCCACTGGCTTGAATGCGTTGGCCGAATTGACCGCGTCGACCAGTCTGCCCAGCTGCTCGACCGTCTCCTCGGTGTTCCCACGGATCTCGCGCAGCAGCGCCAGCTCGCGCGCGATCTTGTCCAGGTCGTCAGTTACCTTGGGGCCGACCAGGAAGCCCCCGGCGTCATGGTTGAGTTCTCTGGTCATGTCAGAAGCGCCCGATTGCCCGGTTTACCAGATCCACGCCCCGCCGCAACAAGCCTTGCTGCTCTTTTTCTGCCTCCTCCTGGGGTGAGTTCTCGATCGGCGCAAGGGTCGCGTGCATGTAGTGGGCGGCACTGTCGAGCATTCCATGGGCGCGGTCTCGCGACAGGGTCGAGCCACGCTGGAACACGTCAGGCGCCGCTGCAGGTAAGAACGAGGTGCTGTCCATCATGGCGCCGCCGCCCTTGCGCAGCTCGGCGATGTGCGACAGCAGCTTGGCGTTCTGGGTCACCAGGTCGTCGTTCAGCCGGCACTGGTGCAGGTAGCTGTCGCTCATGCCCTCCAGGGCGACGCCGCTGGCCTCTACCTGGGCGTCGCGCTCGGCCAGAATGCCGTCGATGCTGTCGAGCATGGCGCTGTACTCAGTGGCGAAGCTCTCACCCTGCAGAGCGCCTGCCTCCGTACTGTCCAGCATCGCGTCGTAGCCACGATTGGTGTCGTAGTTGGGGCTGCGCACGAAGTCCATGCCGAAGTAGTCTTTGGGCGTGCGCTTGCCGTTGATCAGCGGGGCGAAAAAGACCGAACTGAATCCCCAGCTCTTGCCCTTGTACAAAGCCCGGGCGATACGTCCGGAGGGGGTGGGCAGAAACTCCTGCTGGTGCTCGATGGTGCCGTCAGGGTAGGCCTTGATCATCACCGTTTTCACGGTTGGTTCCAGCACCACGGTCCTGCCGCCTTCGATGACAACCTCAGGTGGCTGCAGGCCGTACTTTTCGCGGAAACAGTGCCCCACATAGCCGCAAAGGTCGCCCTTACGGACAGCCTCCTGCACCACCGGCCCGTTGAGCAGCAGGCACAGCGCTGGGATGTCGATGTCACGATCGGCGCCGGTGAATTCACGGCCTCGATCCTTCACGTTGTAGCGGATTACCTCGGTTCGGTTATCCATCATTCGTCCTCGTTGGTGTCTTGCGTCAGCGCGCGCTCTGGCGGCATCTGATCGTTGTCGTCATCGAAGCCCCCCAGCATCCCGCCCCCCATGCCCGGCGGTGCCGGCGGCTTGGCGTTCTTGAGCCCGTTGGTGAGGATCTTGGCGAAGTCGTGGTCTAGCTCGGACTTGATGAAAATCTGCTCTGCAGCCTCAGGCGGCAGGCCCAGGTCGCGCATGCCGGTCATCATCTGCACCAGCATCAGCGAGCCGTTGATCGCACGTTCCCGGCTGGCCTGCTTTTCGGCCTCGAGCGCTGCGATCGAGCCGTAGAAGTTGATGGCGTAGGGGCGACTGCTGTCGTCCCAGGTGCGCCCGTACTTGGCGATCATGTGTCGGTCGATCACGTCGTTGCAGTACGCTGTATAGGCGGTTCGAATGATGCGGGAGCGCTCGGCAGCCTGGCTGCTGGTGCGGTTGAACCCCCCTTCGCCAAGCCCACCGGTCAGCTGATCGGCAAAGCCGACCATGGACAGGTCAATCCCGGCGGTACCAGCCAGCTTGCGGGCGTGAAACATCACGTCCTCGATGTTGGTACCGGCGCCGGAGTTGGACGTACCGTTGAACTGGCTAATCTGGGTAAGCTGCTTCTCGTTGTAGGTCGGCATGATGTGGAAGTTGCGGGAGGTGGCGTAACGCCCGGTCCGTACCGCCTCCTCGGCACGCTGCTTCATGGCCTGTAGCATCCGCTCGAGCGAGCGCATGAAGCTGGCCTGCTGGTCAGCCGTCATATCGGTCATGTTGGCGCCCAGCATCGTCTCATCGATCGCGCCTGCGATTCGTTGGCCGACCAGGCCCCGGAGCGCCGCCTCCAGGTTGTCGAAGTCGGTTTCGGCGGCCTCCAGGAAGGAACCACCCACCTGCGCCGGCAATGCCTCCATCTGCGAAGGGTCGTTCGACTCCAGGTTGATACGCTGGGCGTTCTCCACGGCCCGCATCTGCGCCAGGTAGCCCATGCGGGGCATCTTCATGCGCACCATGTCGATGTGGCTCAGGCGCGAATCGATCTTCTTGCCCAACGAGACCACGTAGGTGACCGTCTGGCCCAGGACCTCATAGGGCTGGACCAGGGGCGGGAAGATATCGGCGTTGAGCGCGTACAGGCCGTGGCCCTTGCGCACATAGAGGCGGGTGTAGGCGTCGCCATAGGCCGCTGCGTTGAAGCACACCTGGTGGGCGTTATCGTTGAAAAACGGCACCAGGCACTGCAGCTCCTCGATGATCTTCTTGTCGCCACTGGTGGCGCTCGGCTTGGGCTCGATGAAGATCGTTTCGCCTGTGGTCTCATGGCCACCCAGCGCCATCTGCACATGCAGGCGCAGGATGGTGTTCATCAGCCCGTCCTGGGCCATGTGGTGCCACTTACGGAAGATTTCGACGCGCGTGCGGGCCGGCCGGTCGCCGTCGCCCATCATCACCTCGACGCCCACATAGTCGGCGTCGTAGGTCGAGACGGAATTCTGCATCGCAGGTTCAGCCACCTCGCCCAGGAGCAGCTGCGTAGTCGTCCTGGTGAGGCTGGCCAGGCTACTCATGAGCCTGCGCTTGGGTTTCGGTTGATCTGCCATGGATTGGGTACGCAATAGGCCTGTTTGGGGTCCAGCGTACCGGCGCAGAAACGCCCGATTTTCGGACGGTTTGCGCGCTTTTCGAGGGTCTACAGCGCTTCGGTGGCCAGCTCGTCCGGCCGCGCGTTGAGCAAGTACTTGCGGGTGTAGGGCGGGATGTTGAGGTTGCCTGTAACGCCAACGATTTCGTAGTTGACGATGATCCCATCGCCCACCAGCACAGCCACCAGCATCCGCTTTTCAGGCAGGACGTAATCGTCGGTACCAGGATCTGCCAGTGGCTCTATCGACGCCTCCAGGACGCTACCGCTGTAGTCCAGGAGGCCGCCATCATTGGAGGTGTTGCCCAGCTCGGCCGCGAAGCCCTGGGCGAAGTGGATGACTGCATCACAAGCTCTGACCCATGAGTAGTTCACCTCGTCCTCATCGGACATGACAGTGGCGCCACCCAGCATGCCGGGCTCGTCCTCGAGGTCGTCATGCTCTGCAGGCGCAGTGCCGCGCTCGACCCGCTTGGTGAACAGCACGCAGTCGATCCGGTTCGGCTCGCGCAGGGTGCGCTGGCGGTTGGCACGGTTCACGGCGATTGCCACGTTGTTGAGCATGGTTACCTCTGGGCCTGGTCAGCAGCGGTGATAGCGGCCACGGCGGCGTCTCGGCCGTACCCCATCGCCATCAGCGTCTTGATTTTCTGTTCGAAGGGCACGGACTTGTTGACCTTCGCGGTATGGGTCTTGCGTAGTTGGTCATTGGCGGCCTTGACCCGCTCGGCCGCGCGGCGCTTCTCGGCCGGCTGCGCCTGGCGCGCATGCCGGCGTTCCTCGCTGGTGGTGATGGTCCGGTCACGCTTGCGGGCCTTGAGCGCCTGCTGGACGAACTTCTGCTGGTCGGCCACCGAAACGGTCTGGTTCTTGTTGCTGAGCGTCTTGCGCCCGTTGTCGATCATGCGCTGGGCGAAGTTCTCGAAGGTCGGCCCATGGGCAATGACGGCCATCACGCGCAAGACGTGCTTGCAGGCCACCCCGTACAGCTTCGGGTTGCGCACCTTCGGGAAACCGTCCTCAGCCCGGCCCACGTTGAAGTTGCCGATCGTGGCGATGTAGCGGTACCAGAACGTGTGCCGGCCGCAGTCGCAGTCAAACTTGATCTTGCCGCGCGCCATCTGCCGCGCGGCCTCGCGCGTCGACAGGCCGCCAGCCAGGGCGGTGTCGTACCCCATGAACTGCACGGTGACGAAGTGGCGCTGGGTGTCCGAGTTCGGCCCGGCATTGGTCTGGAACTGGACCACGCCAGCGCGGTTGGCCAGGGGAGTGGCGAAGTGGATCTGCTTGTTCGCTCGCTGGCGGTCCTCTGGGCGAGACAGGTCGATCACCTGGCGCGCCAGGATGCCGCCGGCGTCCCCAGTAGGCTTGCCGGCCCTGAACTGCCCGTGCTTGCGCTGGATATCCCGCACAGCGGCCTTGAAGGCCAGGATATCGTCGAAGGTCAGCATGCGCGGCTTGCCGTCGATCGTGGTGAACAGCTGGCGCGATGGGTCGTACAGGCCGGACAAGTCGTCGGCACTCAGGATCACACCCTGGTCGGCCAGGCGGCGCTGCAGGTCGTGTTCGAACGATTCGCGCGCCTGCTTGCCCGAGCGCGCGGCGCCCTGGATGAACTCCAGGCGCGTGTTGCTGGTGGTCGCCATCAGCGCACCTTCCGTGTTTCGGTGCTCAGGCCACACTTCTGCTTGAGGTAGCGCAGGTGCTCGGCCGTGGGCAGCACCAGGTTCTGCTCCTCGAGCACGGAGTCCACGGTGGCCAGGCCTGCTGCAGCCTGGATCGCCAGCGTTTCCTCAGGGTCGCCATACACGCGCCGCGCGACCAGGGTCAGGTCGAAACGCTCACTCGGCAGAGTACGCACCACCTGGCGCGCGCCCGAATACGTGGGCTCTGTCACTGCGAACAGACGCACCTCACGGTAGAACCTGGAAACCTCAATCACGGGTGTTTACCTTGCTGGCGCCAGCGACCCTGGCCAAGGGGTCATTGTGCTGGCGCCCCGGGGCGGGCTCCGGGCAAGGTTTGCGTGTTACTCGGCGTCAGCCTCGTAGGAAGCACCGCGGCTGCTATCGGGCGACAGCTTCCACTTATCGGCCTGGGACCGGTGCACCATCCGCAGGATGGAGTCTGCCTTGCCCTGCTCCTCGGCCAAGGAGTAGTCCGGCAGGTTGTCGTCCTTGATGATGGCGCGGATCATGCGGTTGAACTCCTTCCGTGATCCCTGGCTTCCGCTGCGCTCGTAGATCGTGCCAAAGCTCCAGGCCGCCGAGTCCTTGCCTGCCGCGCGGCGCGCCAGGCGGTACACGAACCTGGCCAGGCCGCGCTCGATCTTGAAGTAGTCCGGATTGACCGTGAGCACCTCAGGCTGATGGCCTGCCGTGATCTCGTCGTACATCCACTGGGCGACCCGGAACTCAATGGCCTCGACCTTCTTGGTGCGCGGGTTGCTCAGCACCTTGAATGGCCCGATCAGGTTCTCGCCCTCGGTGATCGTCATGGGCTTGTCGCCCACGTTGCGGGTGCGCTCGATCTTGACGTGGGTAGTGCTCAAACGCTCCAGGGCGCCGACCACGGCGTCTTTCTGGTTGCCGCCATTGTCGCGTCGGCAGAAATTCAGCACGTCGGCGATCGCCGGCCGGAACACCTGGCCAGGCTTGGCTCCTTTGCCCTCACGGTGGCGGTTCATCGCCTCTGTGAGATGCGACACGGCCATCAGCACAATGTCGTAGTCGTAGACCGAGGCCATGCCCAACGGGCCAGACGTGACCTGCACGCCCCCATCGGGCAGCGTGTAGGTCAGGATCGTGTTGGCGCGCTTGTCGCTCTTGGAGAGTCGGAACACAGCGACGTCCATCACCGTCCTGCTATCGCGGCTTCCAACGTCGCACAGGACCGGCGCGTAAAAGTCAGCCTGAACCGGATCCTGGGACGCCACAGCCGCTTTCTTGCGAGGGGCCTTGGGCGCCGCCTTGCGAGCGGGCGCGGGCTTCTTCGGCGCGGCCTGGGGCTGAGGCTCGTCCAGGCCTTTCAACAGGTCGCCCTGGGCCTTCTTGGCCTGTAGCTCCAGCAATCGCTGCGCGTGCTTGTTGGTTGCCATGTGCGTGATCCGTGCCTGTCGAGTGCGCTGCCAGGGCGGCAGTGCCGTGAATGATAAGTGCTGTGGTGGTCACCGCAAACCTTGTGGTCGTTTGGGGTGGGTGGGTGAATTACGGAAAAACGGAGTGTGATATGCGCGCAACCCCCGTATTTACTGGGGAAAGGAGGCTTAAACGGGGTGTGAAACCCTCGCCAGACCCGCGAAACGCGTAATTCACACACCACCGAGCGGCTGGCGGGCCCAAATCCGTAATTCACCCACCAAAAAGCGTAATTCGCCCACCCTTTTCCGTAATTCACCCACCCATTCCAGTAATTCACCCACCCGCCCACAGGGTTGTCTACAGCCTGCAAGCCCCGCCACGCGCGGGCTGGAACGAGTTATGAACAATCGCCAAAACTTATATAAAACTGCTTTAAAACTCTCTAAAACCTTTTTCCCTGGAAGGGGCTGTGGACAACCGTACCGCCGACGCCATCGTCTACCCCTTCCATGACACATGGCTACGCTGTGGCGCGGCTGTTACGAAGCAGCTGGCCACGGGCCTGGCTCACGTCCTGACGCAACCCCTCCAACCCTTCCAGGTGGACGAATGCTTGCTCAGTGGTCTCAGGCATGATGTAGGCGACCATGAAGCTGTTGACCAGGCTCTTGATCAGCCCAGCGGTATCGTGGCCCCTCACAGCACTGACAACGCACAGCTGCTCGAGCACCACCACCGGCGTCGTTTCCAGGAAGTCCCGGCCAAGGCGCTGGCCCATGTCGAGCATCGAGCGGCGATAGTAGTCCTGGGCGTCGACGCTGCCGGCAAGCTCCAGGCGCCGCCCTGTCAGGGCGCCGACGGGGATCTTGGCCAGCTCGAGTAACTTGGCATCGACCACAGCCTCGATCTGCTGCAGGTGACCAGATGGCTCAGCACCCCTCATGCCTTGTCTTCCTCGGCGGTGCCGAAGTGCGGACGCGCCAGCAGGGCCTCGAGCGCCAGCTCGAGCATGACGCCCGATCCGGCCGCGCGCCCTTGCATGTAGTCGCTCAGGTTCTGACGGGTAACGCCCACACGCTCGGCTACGCTCTGCTGTGACATATCGAACTTGTGCATGATTTGCGTCACCAACCGGCGAATGCGCTCGCTTTTGGCAGGCCTGGGAGCCTGCCCTAGAAGCTCTTCCCACCAATCAAACTCATGCGGGGCGAGCTGTAGGGCTGCCTTCTCAATTTCGGCAAAGGTGGCAGCATCGTCTTCGAAGTTCAGTTGGTGCAGACTCCATTCGCCGCCTGCAAAACGCTCGCAGTGCCAGGTCTTACCTTGACCTGCCACCTGTGAGAGTTCGACCTTGTAGACCGCGCTTTCAAACGCGCGAACGAAGACCAGGGCCGTGCCTTTCAGGTCGACGAAGCTGATTACGGTATCGTTGTTCATTGGCTGTGTTCCATGTCATCCGGGCGGTTTGCACGGTACTAGGAAGCCCCCAGCGAGGGGGCTGCGTAAGAGTTCAGGGATGCGTGCTAGGCCAAGGGCTCACGCCGGTGCAGCCGCGCTTGGCGTGCCGGGATGGGTGAACGCGCCAGCAAGCCCGTTGCTTTCCACCTGCAGCAGCAACGCGGCATCAAGCCCGAGCTTCTCGCAGACAGCGATAGCAGCGCGCTCGGCAGACTGGGAATTGCTGGCGGTCACGCCCCGGCGCATAGCACGGGCCAGGTAGCCGCCAGTGATGTACCGCACGTTGATCTGCACAGCGACAGCGCTTGTCGCGCCAGCGTCCTCCTGGGCAGCCACTGGGGTGCAGTGTTCCAGGTCAACGAAACCGCGCTTGCCTTCCAGGAACACGATGGCGGTATGGCCACCGGTTACCTGTGCTTCGCTCGAGGTGCGGCCACGGAAAGTTTCGCCATCGCCGAGGATCTCCTCGAAGCTAACGAGCGTGCCCGGCGGGTTGGCAGCGTTCCACTGGTCACATTGGATTTGAAGCTCGGCGGGGGTTTTGCGTTTCGGTAAGGGCATTTTGGTGTATCCGGCTGATATTGAGCCTAGATTCTAAGCGGCCTCGGCTACATTTTCAACTCTTAATGTAATCTGAGATTACATATAGATGTTATTGAGGCGTCCAGGACGACGCCTGGGAGGCCACAGCTCGGCTAGCCGTCAGCCTGGCGCCGCGTCTAATCAGAGCGCTCGCTCCTCGATTCTCGGCGTTCCGGGCGCAGGCCACCTCGAACGGTCGTACGTCTTGCCGGCGCGAAAGGCTGTACTCACCAGCGATCGTGCGCACCTGGCGCTGGTATCCCGCTCCAACGACCTCCAAGGCTGCGCTGTCGACTACTAGGACGTCCCGACTCGCCCGCAACATGCCCTGCAGGCCGGTTTCGATGCCCTTGAGGGTTACCCTTTGACGCTGGGGACGATCATCGCCAGGCACCTGGCTCACCGAACTCAGCAGGAGGCGTTCATCCCCGCTCGGCAGAACGCCCATTACAAATTTATTGTCAGCCCGAAACGCCACGAACGCCGCTGCATCCATGATTTCGTTCCTTGGGTATGCGTAGCACATGAACTGCATGATCCAACCCCTCGCTCGGATGTGACGAAACCGGCAATTTGCCACTAAAAAACTATCCGCGTACATAATTCGGACGAAAAAACCGTGTTTTGGATCCTGAAAACGGCCTTCGAGCGATTTTATGGGTTGGCCGATCGCGTCTGGGGCGGCTCAACCAAAGGCCGCGATTCAGCCAATGCGCTGGCGCTCCTGCGCCACCTGCCTCACTGCAGGTTGGCCAGCGCCGCCATTGCCTTCTGCAAGGCACTCTCGCGCTTATCCTGCACCAGGTTCTCGCTCTCACCCCGGGCAGGGATGTAGTCGACCTCCTCGAGGTAGGCCATGGCCACGGTATCGAATAGGTCAGGGGACGAGAGGTTCTCTGCTGCCATGTCCTGCTTACGAGCGATGTGGTACCTGCCAAGCTCGTCCAGGTGGTAGGGCATCCGGCTAGCCTGGTCGAGTAGATCCTTCTGGTACTTGGCGATGAAGCGCACGGCGCCATCCTTGATGGCTTCAATGGCGTGCACGGTCGACTGCGCGCGCTGGTTGAGGAAGCGCTTGCGGTACTCGTTTGAGAAGGGTCTTTCGCCCCAGCGCACGCCTTTGAAGCTGATCCCGCCGCCGTCCAGCTCCATCATGCGCTTGAGGAACTGGTTACCCATGCCGTTGGTATCGACCACGATGGTGACGTTGCTGAACGCCGCAGCGTAATCCAGCACCTTGCGCGCCACCGGGGTCCAGTCCTCAGTGCTGGTGTACACAGGCACGTCGACCACTTCTACGCGGCGCCGATCCTGCATCATGCGGTCACCGTTGCCGATGACCTTGAAGTGGGTGGCCACCGTTTTGTCCCGTCCCACGCCAGCGGCGACGTCGACCACGATGACGTGCCCATAGGCTTCGCCGTCCAGAATGACGCGCGGCCCCTCGATGACACGCTCGATCGCCGCGCGACTGATCAGGTATTTGCTCGAATGGGTCGGGAACATACCCCGGACCTTGATCTGGTACTCAGGGTCGTCCCGGCCGCCGTATTGGATGACCTTCGCCTTGATGAAAGGCAGGTCAACCAGCGGGCTGTCCTCGGAACTGAACGTCAGCGCAGTCCACTCGCCGCCCTGCTCCTTGCTCAAGTTGTGGTGAGTGTCCCGGAAGAACCCACTGTCACGGGTAGGCTGGGACGCCATGATGAAGCGGTTACGCTTGTCGGTCAGTGCGCCGCCGATCACACCGAAGTTGGCGTCAGGGATACCAGACGCCTCGTCCGCCATCCACAACAGGTAACGCTCATGGGTACCGGCCAGGTTCTCAGGGGAGCCGCGCGGCGCTGTACGGGTGGTGATGAACCAGGTAGCCGACTTTGTGTTGATGTACACCTTCTCGGCCTGGATGGTGACGTAGTCAGCGATCCACGCGTGCGGACCCTTCCTGATCTCCGTCAGCAAGTTCGTCATTTCCTTCCACACACCCTCACGCACCGTTTTGAGCTTGGGCGCGGTGATGTAGGTGTTGGAGTTGGGGTAGCAGAACAGATGCCAGAAGCCAACCACGCCGAATGAGCGCGTCTTACCGGTACCGTGCCCGGATGCCACGGACACTCGGGCGCCGAACAGACTGGTTTCGTCGAACAGGTCTTTCTGCTGGTGGGTGACGTCCATGCCGCACACCTCTACCGCGAAGGCGTAGATATCGGCCGCATAGCGTTCTATGAACTCGAGGTGGCGCGGATCCGCGTCGATAGCGATCTGCTCAACCTTTTGTCTGGATGATATGGCCATGCTTTTCCTTACGCCCTGGGGCGGGGATTGATCAGCGCCCCACTGTACGGGGCGTTTGGGAGGGCTTTAGCGCAGGGTTTGCCCCAGCGGGGTGTCCTGCAGCAGGGAGGCCAGGTAACCGGCCTCCCTGCTCGTCAGCGGCTTGCCGGCGACCAGCTCGACGAAGGCACGCACCTGGGCCTGCAGAGGGGGCAGCTGCTGCGGGTTTGCCGGTGGCTTGTCGGCGGCCGGCCTGAAAAAGTCCAGCAGGAAAGTTGCTGGGCCTGCTGGCGCGGACGTGAACTCAAGATCGAGGACGGGCCAATCTTGGGCACATGCGTTTGCCATGAGGGCCTTGGGCACATGCAGGTCACAGGCGACGATCAATCCAGTCCCGGGGTGGACCAGGCCAGCCAACAGCGCCGCCAGGCAATTGGCCGGCAGCGTGTCGCCCGCCTCAAACAGCCATAGCAGGTTGTCGCCGCCATAGCTGGCCAGCTGCTCGGGCGTCTTCGCCGATACCTTGCGCAGGATGATCTGGCTGTCCTTGTCCACGAACCAACCGCTGGCACGGTGCTTGACGGCCCGCGCCAGCCAGTAGAAACGCCCTTGCTGCATGCAGGCGAGCAACGTCTTGATGGCGAGATTAGTTTGACAGGCGCTGGCTGTGGGCGAGCCGATCAAGACGGTGGAGCGCTGGCGGGTGGCGACCTGCCAAAGCGCAATCACCGCCAGTAGGCGCGCCTGGCGCTCTGGACTGCCTACGTTGTGCATCACCAGCCGGCGCATGCCCTGCTTGAGTGCCTTGGCTGCCTCGCTGAGCTTGCTACCAGGCTCAATGGCGCAGACCTCAATCATGAAGGCCGGCAGGTCGTTGTGGTAGCGCTCTGCGAAGGCTTGCCAACGCAGATCATCGTACAGGCTCATCGTCCAGCTCCTGCGCCCTGATGGCGTTCACGATCGGCAATCAGCAGCGCCACGGCCTTGGTGATGGACTCGGTGGCGTCGCAGCGCTTCATGGGGCTGTTTGGCCATGGCCAGAACCTCTGGAAGGCAAAGGCTTGAACGCCTGCGGCCTGGAACACGTAGCACCCGGCCGCGCGGATCAGCTCGTGTTTGGTGTACTGCATATCCCAGCCGAGGGAGAACCCTTCCATGGTCTGTTGGCGCTGGCGCTCCATGACCATGGCCATGGCCGTCGGGCTGGCGCCAGGCACGTTGGCGAACAGTGGCATGGGCGCCTGCCACCCTTGGCGTACCTTAGCCTCCCAGTCGGGCGAGCCAGGGCCGGTCGGGCGCGAATAGACCACGCTGTGTGGCTTGTTGGCGCGGCGTGTAGCCCAGACGACGGGCGTGATGCCGGCGTCGCCCAGGGGCTTGGCCACGCTGAGCCATACCTGGTAGGTCGCCTGGGTTGCGGGGTTACAGTACCCATCACCATCCTGCTCGAGGTCGGTGATGCCGGCCTGCTGGCAGGAGTGTTCGAAGTCCGCGCGCTCCAGGAACATCATGCAACACCCGCCAGGGGCGATGCCTCGATGATCTGCCAGCGATCGGGCTTCAATTGCCGGCGCTCGAAGCACTCTACCGCGCCAGCTGGACTGCGCAGATACAGCTTCTCGCCAATCTCCAGCTCGACCTGGTGGCGTTCTTGGGTTTTCAGGTCCACTACGGCGATCGACGGGCGATCGCGGGTGCTGCCTGCGTTGGTCAGAAATGGAGTCGTTTGCATGGTCAAGGCATCTTCAAGGACAGTTGAGCGCGGGTGCACTCGTTGAAACCGTGCGGGAGGGCCTTGGTGGCCCGCTCGCAGTTGCGGCGCCCGCAGTCTTGGCAGTAGGTGTAGGCGGTAGGGCGGCCTCGGTGGCGCCATACGACACGCGCACCGTCGCAATAACGGCACTGCAATGGGTGCTCCCTCTTAATCCGCGTACTGGGGGAGACGCGAAGCCATCATCTGATCCGCGTAGGCCCACCGGCGGACAGCGAAGGCGGCCAGGTCCTCATCCTCGAGCATAAGGAGCGGGCAGTGGATGGCGAAGTCATCGCGCAGGTCCTGCAAGTGCTCGAGGTCCGCTGATTCCAGGCGCTTGCTGGCATCTTCCACACCTGCAGCGACTTGGGGCTTGTTGGTGTCGACAGCGTCAGACGTGGAGGTCGGGCAGGTGACCACTGTCTTATCCTGGCCGGCGCCATAGTCGATATGGGTTGGCGGCATTACCCCCACCGGTAGCACATGAAAGTTGCGCGGACCTGCACGCTTGCCTTCGTACCACGTCTCGAACGTAGCCTTCTCGCTGACCTCGACGTCGGCCGGCAGCTCAGGGTTGCTAAGCCGGCATGTGACGTTGACCTGGTGAGGCTCTACAGGCACGACGACTACCGGTACAGCACAGACACCCTCAGCCACAGGCACCTTACTGGTGCGGCCGATCTGCCTGGCCAGCTGGCGCGAACGCTCGGCTGGCGACTTGGTGAAGTCCTCGATGACTGGACGCAGCGCTACTGGCGTCTTGATATGGCCACCTGCGCCCTTCTGAATCGGCGCCCAGCCGGCCGAGGTGCCCACGAACAGAACCTGGTGCTCATTGCCCTTACGGACGCGGCACTTGTTGTCTGTCAGGTACTGGCGGAAGGCGGGCAGCTGCTCGAGCGTGAGCAGGCCGGTGTCGTTGGTCTTGATCATGGTCAGGGCACTGCTCATTGAATCTGCTCCTGCGTGCTGGCGGCCACATACGGCCTCAGGTTGGCGGCGCGACCCGGGCGTCGGGTCGTCGTCTTCTCAGTTTTCAGGGCAATAGGCTTGACCCATAGCTGCCCCGTCTTGAACAAGTACAACTCCCACAAACCCAGCTTGATTTCGGCTTTCCCTTCCTCGTAGCTCTGCCAGGATCGGCGGCTGACGTGGATGAGCACGGCGCTTTCGCGCTGGCTCAAGCCTGCGTGCTTGCGGGAAGCGCGAATGGCTTCTGGGGCGGGTATCAAGCCGGCCACGGACGCTGTAGCGGTCATTCCAATTGTCCTTGTTCGATCAAGCGCCGGCGCTCTTGCATGGCCGCGCGCTCTCGCTCTGTCTTCTCTTGGGCGGCCGCGATACGGGCGTCCAGTTCTTCGGTGCTTGGGCCCTGCTGAACGACCACAGCCGGTTCGACGTGCAGGTCGAATATCTTGGCCACCAGCTCGCGGTAAGCCTTCTGGGAGCCAGCACGGACCTTGATGCCGTCCTTGGTCTCCTCAACACCCTCATACAGCGCCAGAGCGGCTGGGCTGTAATTGCGAGAGTCATGGAAGAAGGTGTACTGGTACCCCTCGCCGGCGCATTCCGGACACTCAGGGTGGGGAGGCTCGCGCTTGTCGTAACCCAGGCCACCAAGCTCATCGAACGGTGGCAGGGTCTTGCCTTCCTTGGAGGCGTCCAGCGCGGCCGCATCGTACTCAGCGCGGCGCTCCTCCATTTCCCGGGGCGTGTGCTGATACCGATGGTCAATGCCGTGGCAGTAGCGGCAGCACGCGCGGCGCAGCTCGGATAGCTCTCGAGCGTCGGCGAAGGCGGCGGCATGGATGACGCCGATGGTCTGGTTCTGCACGTCCGCCGTGCGCTTGAACATTTCGACCTGGCGCGCGGCGTAGTACGGGTGGCCCTTAACCTTTTTTAACAGCCTGCTGGCGCCTGCTGCTGCCACGTAATCGCTCTTGGCGGTGTAGCCCGCTTCACGGTACGCCCAGGTGGCGTTGTAGCTCGCCAGGTACAGGTCGACGAACAGAGCCATCTTGGGGCTCAGGCCGTGCAACTCCGCGAGCGCCAAGGCTTCCAGCTGTTTTTCAGAGAGCGGCACGGGATTTTTGACGACCGTCGTGCCTTGCTGACCAGGTGCGCCGCCGGCAGTGGCGGCCGAGGCTTTCGTGGCACCTGGTGCGGCGGATTTTCGAGCCTTTGCGGGGGCTTTCCCGGGTGCCTTTTTGCCGCCCGTTGCCGTGTTCACCTTAACAGCGGCAGCAGGACGGGGGGATTTAGCACCAGGCTTCCCCCTGGACGCGGATAGTTGATCCGCACCCTTTGCTTCACCGTCAGTCTTTGGGATTCGTGGCATGGCTACCTCAAGGCGCACTTTGTTCGATACTGGACGTGGTCAGAGGGCCAACTTCCTGCGCCTCCTGCACGCCTGTAAAAAAGCCCGCATGTGCGGGCCCTCTCACTTCTTCCTGATACAGGGCATGCAGGCTGGTACCCGCACACCACTTCCAGACTCGGGAACGTCTCTGGCCAGACGCGCAATGCAGCCAACAGCCCCATCCCTACACGGTTATCCATGCTTCTGGTGTTTGAGGGCCGATTTGCACCCCTCACATGCCCTCTTTCCCAGGCATGCGGCTCTACCGGTCAACAGCACCAGCAGGCCACCAACAACGAGCGACCGCGCAACGCACCCGTTAGGCGGGTCAGTCCTCACACAGCACTCACAACACTCACAGAACACAGCAAGTCACGCCCGCGCCGGCCCCAGAAGGGGTTAGCCGCGGCTCCCACTGCATAAAGCAACGCTCTGGCTGAAAGCGTTCCTTTATGCGGTGATCATCCGAACAGCAGCAGCTGCCGAATCTTTTCCTTCATTACGTCCGGCGCGATCGCCACCGGCTCAACCTCGTCATGCGCCATCTGTTCGCGCTTCACCCGCTTGGAATGGTCTTGCATGGTCACATGAAGCTCGCCCACCAAACGGACCACCTTTGCGCCACCGCGCACGTCTTCAAACTCTGGCTGGCGACACATCACCTCGAGCGCGCCCATCAGGTCCACGACCTTGGTGGCCACCGTACCCAAAAGGACGCGGTCCAGACTGAACCCCTCGAGCATGATCGCGCTGCGGGTGGCCAGGGCCTGGACCATGTTCTGGAACTCGCCACTCACAGCCTCGGCCATCACGCCGCACAGCACCGCCTGGTTGCCTTCCTCGGGCGCGCGGCCTATGTCGTCGTGCAGGCCCATCAGGTAGTCGATCTGCACGCAGTAGAGCTTGGCCATGCGCCGCAGATTGTTGAGGCTTGGCGCGCGCCGGCTGTTCTCGAACAGGCTGACCTGCGTCACGCCACGGTGTGCGAGCGCCACCCCGGCCGTGCTCTCGGTGAAACCCGCCAGCTTGCGAGCTTTGCGCAGGCGCGGACCCATGATTGCCATCAGTTCTGCTTCGGCTTGGCGCGCGACGTCGGACGGACTGGAACCCTCGCCCAGATCCTCGTTTTCACCAAAAAGGGACGCTGAGGAGTCAAAACCCCCCTTTTGACCCACTTTTTGAGCCCCATGGGCCTCTTGAAAACTATCCGCGTACAAATTCGCGTCCATGACTGCCTCCTGATGCGATTCGGGCCGGAGTAAAAACTATCCGCGTACACAAATCAAGGCATTGGCGTAATTCCTTCGCTATCGAAGTGAACTAAAGGCCAACATCCTGCGCCCCCTATGTATGCTGGGTTTGACGCATGCTTATCATTCGTGAAGGGATCTCAGGCGCGCGAATTCAGCCGCGCGCGTGGGTACGATCTACTGGTGTGGGGTTGGTGATGCCAGATTGCCAGCCTTCGCGACGGTATACGCCGCTGACTGGCGAGTAGTCCCACAATGACCGGATGGTTTGTGGGACGCCACCTGTATGGGCAACCAGGTGGCTCAAGAAGGAGTCAAATCACTCGCGCACAAGCTCGATATCCCAACCGCCACCCTTGCTCTTGGGGACCGGATAGACCACGCGGAACGCAAACGGGTACTCCTGGGCTGCGATCTTCATCTTTACCTTGGCGTCGTCCGTGTAGATGGCTTTGGCGCCCTTCACGTCGTGCATTTCCAGCGCCCCGTCCGCCAGCAGCAACATGAAGTCAGGGGTCAGGCTGGTTTGAGGCGCCAGCAGCAGCTTGCAGGGTTCGAAGCGCCACCACAGCACCTCCCCTGCCAGCTTGAGCTGGTCCAGGTACGCGGCATACCTGGTCTCGGTGTCGTTCATGGTGCCCTTGGCCAGCCTACCCTTTGCCTGCATGCGCTCGATGCTGGAGGGCTTGGCTTTGGTGGCGATCGCTGAGGGCGGTACTGCAGGTGGCGTCGTGGCTTGCCCGGGCTGAGCCGGTACCTTTGGCTTGGCGCCGGCGCGGCCTTGTTCACGGACCTTGTACCCAGGCGGCAAGCGCTGCAGGGCTTCTTCGGTCAACCATCGTTTGCTCATGTGTTTGAGTCCTTTCAGGCTGGCCGGTCAGCCATCGACGTAGCTGTCCAACGATTAGTCATGGCTGCAGTTCCAGGAAGGCCATACACAGAGTGTCGAACAACGGGCTAGGCTTAGAACAAGGTGTGCGCTGTGCGTTATAGCGCCCCTCGCTGTCAAAGGTCATGGTGTAGGGCAACCTCATACCCTCGCCTAAGATCGCTCGCCTGTCTTGCTCATCATTGTGAGCAGCCAGGCGACCACCCCGTACCGCCTCAGCCGCAGATACCAGGCCCATAGCTCTCAGGCTCTGGAACCTCTTTCTGTTTTCTTTGTGCCGTGGCGCTGAACGCCAATCGACCTGGCGAACCTTGACGCCCTCGATTCTCAGCACCTCCGCGAAGCAAGTTCCCAGATTGCTGCCGTCCACCACGGCAAACGGATCATTCATGCAGGTCATCATTCCGGCGATGCGCCGCGCCTCGACCCAAGGATCAAGCGTATGCGTATGGGCTAGGGTGGCCATCACTTCGACCTTGAGCGGTTTCCTGCCTGCACTCATGGCGTCGCCAGCCACCCGGTAGTGCATTGCGATCAAGGTTTCGCCCTCGATGAAGACACCCACAACATCACGCGCATCTGGCCCTGTCAGTTCCCCTGGTCCGAACTCTGGCATCAAGCAGCGGCGAAGTTGCTCCTCTTCGATTCGAAGTTTGGAAGCCGAGTCAGTAGCTGGCTTCCACCCCTCATTCACCGTCAGGCGGACCTTTTGGGCTTGCAGCTCAAGCACCTGAGTTTTGAGCACCTGACTACGCTCCACCAGGTTCACCGCCAGCATTTCGAGCGCAGCCTGGTAGGTCAGGTGCCCCTGCTGAGCAAGGCGCAATGCGTTATTGATCTCTGGGCAGGTATAGGCCAGCGCGTTCAGGCGGCCACGGTAGCCCTCCAGCTGTTGATCCCCAGCGGCTCTCGCCTCCTCCTGCCCGGTCAGGTCTTTCAGACGCTCTAGCATCTGATCGGCCAGTGTGCAGTGGTCCACAGCATCAAGGATTGGCATAGGCACGAACTCCACCCCCATCTTGGCCATGGCCTCTGCCGCGCCGAGGGAGGTTTTCAGCAGGTGTGGGTGAGCAGGCTTCACGATTGCACCTCAGCCAATTGGTCGCGTTGTTCACGGTACGCGGCGGCTGCGGCCACGTCTTCTGCAGTCACGGTGTACGGTTGGATCTCATGCACCTCGTAGAAACCCACACTGCAGTGGCGGTCAAACCATGCGCCAACCGGCTCCATTAGCTTGTCCAGCTCTTTCATCTGGTCAGCGTCGATCTCAGGAAAGTTATCGGCGAATTCGCTTTCATCGGCCGCGCGCTCGTTCATGTGCTGCCAGATATCGTCGGAGTCCGGCACATAGCTGCTGGCCTTATTGCGGCGGATTTTGCCTCGGTAGATAACCGTTCCTTTTGCCAGTTCGTGATCGGCAACGTATGCCGCTACACCGTCATCACGCCAATCTTCGGTGTGGTGATTACTACCGAAGGCATATTCGATCTGTGGCGCTACTGCAGCTGCCTTAGCTGGTGTTGGGATGATGGATACCGGGGCCGGCTTCCCACGGGATGCCATGATGGCTGCCCTTTCCGAATCAGTGACCATCATTGAACTCATCACGACAATGTCGTGCGGCCATTGTGGCTTGTCGATCGGTGGGAGCAGGTGTCCATCCACCTTCGAAAGATCTGCTCTTAAATCGGGGAAAGTAACCCCCCCTACGCCATCGCCCTGCGCTGGATGCCAGGACCAAAGCATTCCCTGCTTTTCCGCCTTTCCTAGAATCTGATACTCGCGGTTCAATGCGATCGCACAGACGAACGCAGGCCGATATACGACGCAGGCAACGAAAAACTTCCTGCCAACCAGGTAGTAGCCTTCGCCCGTGATCTGCTCAATTCCATCCAATTGCATAATTTCCATCAGATGTTCCTCATGAACGTGTTTGGCTGCGGCTGTGGTCAGCGCGCGTATTGTCTGAGTGTCAATGGTCACAGCTGCTGCTACGGGCCAGTAGGAAGTGGGATCCTGAATGGAATACCTCTCAGGTTGCGTCGATAGTCTCCATTGGGGCCATCGTATCTGTCGTATTCCACGAAGGTGACGTTCTCGCCCGCCAGCTCCTCGTCGATGATTGCGCTGATGATGTTCCAATCGCCCCCGCCCCGGGCAGCGCCGATCGCCGGTACCGCGAAGCGCAGGCCCTGGCCACCGTACTCGGCGCGCAGGCCCGCGAAGACCGATCGCACGGCGGTGTACTGGGTCAGTGGCCCGCCACCTGGGCCTACACCTGCCCAGTTGAACTGGGTGTAGGCGTTGACGATGACGCCCTGGGCCACGATGGCCTTGGAGTAGGTACCCAGCTTGGCGGGGTCATGGATAGGCGTCTGCATGTCCGCCTGCAGCGCCTCGGGGAATGCCTGGCTGATTGTGCGAGCGATGCCGTCGTCCATGTTGCAGTGGCAGTTCTGGCCATGGACGATGACGTCGAACCGGCCTGCTTTGAAAAGGGCCACCAGGTCGCCACGGATTGAGTGCAGCATTTCAGTTGTCTCCTTTGCTAGCCAGAGCGGCGCGGGCCATCCAGAACTTCTCAGCCGTATCAAGCCTCCCCTCGTTGAGGTATGGGATGCCGAGCAAGGCTTTTCCGAACTCCGCCCGTTCGTCGATCTCGACTGGCGCACTCGGCTGCGACGTCAGGTTTCCAGCCCGGGCAGCGAGGCAATTGCTGCACAGTTCGCCGGAATGGATGTGATCGTTCCTGGCATCCACCCAGTTATGCGCGCAAGCGCTCGGCTCTGCGCTGGCGGATAGGTTGGCTTCGATGCGGTGATGCAGGTCTATCGACTCGGCTGTTGAAAAAACGTCGTCCCATAGCAACGCGTTTGTATTGACCACGCCCTGCAGCAACTGGCCTCGCTCGGCCACCTGAGCGCGAGCATTGTTGCGCTCAAACGTCAGCCGTCCGGCTGTTCCTCTCCACTTGGCAGCCTCGCATCGCAGCCGCTCAACCTCGGCACGATCGGCAAGCGGGCCAAGCGGCCTGATATCGACCGTGTGACCCACCGCACGATAGTGGGCGGCTGTTGCGTCAGCCTTGTTATGGGTCCGCGCAAGCAACGTCGTGTATCCAGACACCTCAATTTCGAATGCCACCGGCTCGCCTTGGCCCTGCTGGGCTGGCTGGCCGAAAACGTTCTCTGCAATGAGGTCTGCGCTGATTTCGTTAAGCGCCTGCACCTGCTCGAGCGCAGCCGTGAGCGACTCGAGGGTGAAGGTTCGGGTTCCGTGGGTGCTGCTGGGTCGTTTTTCTTGGGGCATGGGGTGCTCCTTGCCTATGCGGCTTCAAGTAGGGCTTCGATGACGCGCTGGCCGGCCAGCGGCGGAACTGCATTGCCTGCCATGTGCATGGTCAGCCGGTGGTTATCCGGGCGCCGAGTGTCGGCAGGAAAGGACTGCGCGGCCAGGGCCTCGCTGGCGCTGAGCATCCGCATCCGCCCGCCGTCGACCAGTGCCCAGCGATCCAAGGTGGTGATGGTGCCGATCGGGCGGTTCATGTCGCGCCCGGTCAGCCCAGACCCCTTGCCGTAGTAGGGCATGATGAACCGCTCGCCGAACCGTGCCCGGCCGTTGCGCACGCGGTCGAGCGTGGCCTGGGCTCGGCCCGGCTTCTCGATTGCCGACCAGCGCCCAGCATCAAAGTCCAGGAAACTGGCGGCCGGGATGTGCTGGCGCTGCTGCAGGTTGAGCATCAGCGGTGCCCGGCTGCGGGTGATGACCAGGAACAGGCGCACCCGGTGCTGCGGCACGCCGAGGTCGGCGCAGTCCACCACATGCGGCGAGGCCTGGTAGCCCAGGGCCTGAACCGCGGCCAGCCAAGCTGGGTAAAGCGCCCAGTCGGTGAACTCGGGCACGTTCTCCACAAGCGCGGCTGGCGGCCTGTGGAATTCCAGCGCCGACACTACCGCCCAGGCTGTCGAGCGCGAAGAGTCATGCTGCGGGTTGCCGGAAGACTTGCCGCGCGCTTTCGAGTGGCCCTGGCAGCACGGCGAGGCCAGCAGCAGGTCATGCGCTGGCACCTGCTCCCAGCGCGCCTGGTGAAGATCCTGGCAAACGTGCTGGGTGTCGGGATGGTTGGCGCTGTGCCATTCGACGGCGGCCGGCCAGTGGTTTGCCGCCCATAGAACCTGGACGCCTGCGGCGCGCGCGCCGGTGCTCCATCCACCTAAACCGGCGAACAGGTCGATTGCTGTTGGCATGGGATACCTCAAGCCTGAGTGAGCTGCAGTGGATGCTCGCCACCGGTGGCCAGCCCTGGGTTGATCTCTACGCGCTGCCCGGCCAGCAGGCCGGCAATCTGCGCTTCCAGGTCCAGCTCGATCTCGGGATTCTTGCGGGCTTTGCCTATCTCCTTGCCTGCTAGGTACTGCTCGATCAGAGCTTTGTCCTGAGCTTCAACCGCGACCAGGTCGCGGCCGCTTGCGCGGCTCGGCAGGGCGGCATCCTCTTCGCCGCGCGGCACCAGGTCGTGGATCTTGCTGTACACCGCCGAGACCCATGCGAGTGCGAAGTGGTTGCCGGCGGTCTCGGGCGAGTAGCGACTGCGGCGCTGCCCGGCCCTGACCTGCGATACGTACTCACGCCGCGCGGCGGTCAGCTTGGCCAGCAGCGCCTCATAGGCGTACATGGCGATTTGCGGGGCAGGCGTCACGCCGACGAACTGCGCGCGCGCCACGACGCGGCCGGCAGCCTTGCTCCAGCGCTTCACGTCCAGGGGGCGCACGCCGAATGCTCTTGCCACGATCGCGCTGAGTTGCCTGTCCCATGTTGGTCGGCGAGTGATTCGGTATTCCTTCGAGTCAACCTCGCCGACGTCGCTCAGCCGAACATCAACCTCGGTCAGGCGGTATTCGCGCATCAGCGCCTGGGCCTGGCGCATCGCGGTCGCGGCTTCGGTTTCGTTGGAGCTGGCTGATAGGGCCAGGCAGCGTTTGATCTTGCGGATCACGCGCTCGAGCTTGGCGTCATCGATTTTCTTGGCAGTCATGGGCGATCCTCGCCGGTTGGCGTGAAAGAAATTGAGAGGGGAGCGCTACTCGCAGAGGCCGTAGGCCGAGGAGCAACTGTGCTGGCTATCGGCGCGGGCGATCAGGTCGACCATGTCGAATTGGCGACCGCCGCGGGCCGTATTGGCCCACTTGACCATCCGGTCGATTCCATGAGTGGCCTGTGTGATGTTGTCGTTCGCATGCACGGTCGGATCGTTTACGGCCGGAAAGAACGTGGCGGCGCCACGCTTACTGGCGATGCTCACTAGGCGCTCCCACTCGCGCACCCTGGCGACCTCTTCTGGCCACCTGGAGGCAATCTCGCGTAGCTCGTCCTTTGCGCACATGATGCATGGCATGCAGCCGACGCGATTGCACCCCTGGAGGTACAGCGGGTTTGGCTTGATTCCTGCGGCGCGGTGGGCTTCGAATACGGCCCGGACGGGCCACTTCAAAATCGGTCGATAGTTGAACAGGCCGCCACCCACCTCGTCACATTCCGGCAGGTAGCGGCGGTTGAGAGATTCATCGGCGCGCACGCCCTGCCACGACACAATCATGCTGTCGCCGTCCATCAGCGGGAGAAACACCTGCTCGATGATCGGGTTGCGTTTGAGTTCGTCGGTGCAAAAGCGAGTCTTCGACCCAGGGAAGCGACCCTTCCAGAGGCAAAGGTCGAGGAAAGGGTTTCCGGTCGGATGCAGCACATCCAGAGCGGCCAGCACGATGCTTTCGGGCACCCCCTGGGACCGCCACTTCGTTTCGATGAACTTGCGCTTGCCAGCGATCTGCCTGGCGAAGTCCGCCTTGACCCAACGGATCGGCACGCCCGTGGCTTCGGCCAGGTAGTGCACGTAGTCATAGGTGGCCGGGTGTTCATGCCCAGTGTCAGCGAACACAGCACTGAGATTGGGCACTTCCAGCTCACGGGCGACCAGCAGCGTGGCGGTGCTGTCTTTACCGCCGCTGATGCTGACGATGTTGTGTTCGCTCATGCCTGCATCACTACGGTCGGGATCTCCATCGATTCGCCGATGCTGCGCAGGACAACCAGCCGACAGGCCGCCTCGAGGTGACCGGTACCAGGCGCCGAGGTCATCAGGTCACGCTTGGAGTAAGCGACGTAGCTGGACAGGCCCAAGGGCGTGCAGTCGAGGGGGTTGAAGCAGATATCGTGCTCGGCCAGCAAAGCGCCGCCGGCGCGCCAATCTGAGGTCGGTGAGTACTTATCCCGAGTCGAGATCAGGTTGAAGCGCACACACTGGCCCGCCAGGTCGAAGGTGATAGGCAGCTTCTGGGCGATACCCACCGCCCAGTCGAGGGCCAGGCCGGTCAGTTCCAGCGTGTTCACTCGGACCGTGTCCAATTTCCGGGCGGCGCTCATTGGGACACCACCAGCGCCGCAGGCACGTCGACATGGTTGCCATGCTTCGCCCGCACCAGAGCACGCAGGACAGCCACGCCCTTCGAGGAGCCTATACCGACCGAGTCCGGCGTAGCGCTGGCGTAGTACTGCTTACCATCAGGCATCTGACCCCAGCCGCCTTCGGGCTCCAGGCACTCGCCCAACTCAACCAGGTGAGCGTCGACCAGCTCCCACATTTGCGCGGCATTGGTCAGAGGTGCCCACTCCAGCGATCGGAAGTGCGCCATGGCAACAGTAGGGTGCTGACCTTCCTCAGCTGCAGGAACGATGACCAAGTCCTGGCCAGCCACGACGCCGGCGGCGTACTCAAGGGGCGCACCGTCGAGGGTCTGGGTTTCAACAGTCACTTTCGCGTCGATCATTGCGCAGTACCTTGCGTCTTTGTGGCCCGAGGGCGCTTTTGCTTGATAGGCACGCCATCTGCTGGCGCTGTGGAGGTTCCAGCAAAGGCTGTGTTGCCGCCGCTTTCGAAATTGGAGGGGGAGCCCTCGACCAGGAACGGTTCGACCAGGTGCCAGGTCCACCTGCCGTTGGTGGCCTGTGTCAGCCAGTTCGCCCAGGCGGGCGCATCCTCCCATCGAGGTGGGGGCTTGATTCGGGTTCTGGCTTTTGCCGGCGCACGCGTGGGCTTTGGCTTGCCTGGCGCCAGCTTGGCTGGCCTGGGTAGGCCTTTCTCCTCGGCTTCGGCTGCCTCCCGCACGCGCAGGCCCTGTTCGAAGATCTTGCTGACCGTGCGAGAGCCCAAGCCGTCCTCGGGCATGATTCCGCGATCGCAGTGAGGGCAGCACGGAAGATCCGCGCGCGAGCGCCACACGCTTTCAACCTGCTTGGCCGCCTTGAGGTGGAGGCTCAACTGGCTAGCCTCATGGACCGCGGTCTTTTCGCTTTCAAGGCGATCCACCTGGCGCTTCCAGTCCGTCGCCAGCATCTGCAGCGCCCAGTACGCGGATACCTGTGATTCGCAGTCCATGCACTTGACCACCTCGCCGACGTCATCAAGCCGAATACGCTTGTGCTGGCAGCCTTTCACGCGTCGGGCGTGATCATCCTTGAGCCTGGCGATCTGCAGATCGGCGAACTGTACAACGTTGGATAAGTCGCTCATGGCAAGCTCCCTGTGGCCTGGCGAGCATCATACCCATCCGCGTACAAATCCAATAGCGATTTATTAATATATTTTGATTTTGTCTAAGCTCGAGGCGAAAAAAATCCCGGTGGCCCGGGATTCTCGCTTGCGGTGGCTGAGGTCGTGACGAACAGATCGGCGCTCACCAATACGGCCTGGCAGACGCCGAAAGGTCGTGATTCCTAAATAGGTATCCCACCCAACCCGGGATATCCCACTGATGCGCTATATCGAAGTTTTAGCTCTGGTCGCGAGCGTGCTCGCCTCACTCGCCACCGCCTGCAGCGTTTTCAAGGCACCTGAGCCAGCCCCGACTGAGGTCAGCATTACAGTCAACGGGCCGGTGAATGCGCCGATAAGTGTTTTGGTGGCGCCTCGCTGAGGTGCGCAGAGCTATCGCCTGGCCACGGCCTATATCTCGAAGGCGATCGGCTCGTTCAGGTGCGAACGCGCATCGAGCGCCAACCAGCCTGCCAACTCCTTGCCTGTCTCGGCATAGGCGGTATCCACCAGGGCGGCCTTGTCTGGGGACAGCGCTTCCCGCTGATGGAAGTAGGCATGTGCTGCCTGCCGGTACGCGTTCAACGCGTCCATGGCTTCCGGGCTCAGCGTCAGCGTGAGGGGCTCAGTCAGCACTGCAGGTGCTGAGTTGCTGGAATGTGCAGTAGGCATAGGGCTCTCCTTTCAGGCTATGGCTGCAAATCGGGCGATCGCCGGCTGTTCGCGGTGTTCGGCCTGCCACAGATCATAGTCGACCTGGACAGCGAGCCAGGTACGTGCGCGCCCGATGCCTGCGCGCTCCAAGCGCACGGCAAGGTCGGGACTGATCGGCGCCCGTCCGTGCAGCACCCGCGAGAGAGTCTCCCGAGAGAAGCCCAAGCGGCGCGCCAGCTCGGCGATCTTGATGCCCAGCTCCGGTAGAACGTCCTCGAGCAGGGTTTCGCCAGGATGTGGGGGGTTGTGCATAGGCATGATGCGATCCTCAGTGGTAGTCGAGGTAGTCGACGAGTTCGACGTCGCTTCCAACGAAACGAAAGATGACCCGCCAGTTCCCGCTGATGGTGATTGACCAGTATCCGTCCAGGTTGCCTTTGAGGGCATGAAGGCGCCAGCCAGGAAGGTCGACGTCGGCCGGTGCTGTGGCTCGGTCCAGGAAGGGCAGCACACGCCCCAGGCGCTTGGCATGGTCGGCGCGGATCCCCTTGGTGGACCCAGTTTCGAAGAAGGCTCGAAGCCCTTTGTGCTGGAAGGTCTTGATCATGGCAAAGTGTGACCTATGACGTCACGCTTTACAACACCCGCCGGCCTTGCTTGCAGAATGGCCACTGCTCCACGGTGCGTGGGGCCCCGCGAGGTACGATGACTTGGGCGGAAAGGCTGACCACGCTCGGCCTGGGCTTGGGCGGCGTCGCCGGCGGCGATGATCCGCTGAAACTGTTCCTCGCTCATCAGCATGCGTCACCCCCGAACAGGATCCGCCGGCCAAGGTGCCAGGACTCGCCCAACTCATGCACCAGGTACATGCTGCTGGTTGGGTCGTGGAGTGGGTGGTGTGTGCGCGCGTCAATCATGGGGCTTGCTTCCTGCTCGAGCTACTGGAACGCCTGGGCAAGGGCCAGGCATTCGTAGTATAAGCACTAACGCGCGTTCGCGCTATCGCGCGTTAGTGCTTTGGCGCTTTCGCGCTATTGCACCCGTGCGAATTCGATCTCTTCGATGTGCCCGACCAGGTCAGGAACAGCGGCCGCCAGCAACAGCAGTGCACCCACCTTGCGTGGGTGGCCACCGCACACTACACCCGTGACGTCCTGCACCTCGTTCGCCAGCTCCTTAATGTGACTCAAAGGCTCTTGTCCGTAGGTGCGAAGTGGCGTGTCAGGATCGAAGTTGAGCCGGCTTCGCGCCAGCTCAGTCTGCAGGTCCTGGATGTAGCGCTCGAGCGTCGAGCCCAAGGCGCCACCTACCGAAACCTTGGCCCACTCTTGGTCGATCGACAGATCGCCGATGCTGAGGACGCTTTCCCGAAGGGCCTCAAGCTCCTCGATCGCTGGCAGTGCCTCACGCTGCAGCGCCATGGATAGCTGGCGCATGGTCATGCCTGGGTCGCCCGGCACTTTCGCGCGTGGATGATCCAGCAGCGCGTCGACAGCCAGGCGTACCAATTGGGCCAGGCGGCTCTCCTCCTCAGGCGCGGGGGGTGTGGTCTGGTTATCCATGGTGGTTCTCCGACTGTTCCGAGTCTTGATGTTGTTTCAGGTGGCGACCGCGTGCGTTACGAGTCATGGAGCACCCCAGGGAATCAAGGGCGTGACGTAGGCCAGCATCTGCACATGCTTAGGTTGCTGGCAGGCAGTAAGCCCGAAGTGCTTGACGGGCTTGCCGCTGGCCAGCAGTTGCGCCAGGACAGTGTCGAGCATGTGACGCATGTGCTTTGGGAT